ATAAGGGGTCGTTGGGGCCGGCCGCCACGGAGGATAGTTCGCCGGTGGGGGGCGAGGGGGTGTGGCAATTGCCGAAGTCGCCATATTGGCGATCAAGGAGGAATTGAAGCGCACTGTGGAGGGGGCGAGTCGGGACGGGGGATCGGTGATTACGGAAGTTAGGCCGGGGGTATTTGGGAGGGTAGGGGGGCGGGTGCGGGTAAAGCCTGGTGGGGTCCAACGTGGGACTCCGGATGGTGGGTGAGATGCGGGAATTCAGGAGGCTTGCACATCGAAAATGCAATATGCGCAGAGGAAACATCCCACTAGGGCCGCTCATCGAAGAGGCGCACGCGAAAGGGAAGCCGTGAGCGCAGAAGAGAAGCGACACGTCCGCTGGCGCCTTGTGGGCGATCCCGGATCGTACTGGACATGCTGGGAACTGAATGGTGAGCGAGTAATCATGGGCGATCCAAAGCGCCTACGCAAAGGCAAAAAGCCGGTGAACGTAGATGATCGGATACTGAGCATTCTGGCGAGTAGAGAGAAGCGTGCAAGGCGGTATGGCAAGCCATGAGCATCGCTTCCAAATCGGACTTTCGGGCGCGAAAGTGCTTGCGGAGTAGGGCGGACAGGAGCATAATGGAAGTGTCGGGCCTGCTGTTCGACACGGAAGACCGGGCGCTGGGGGGTGCTTCCTCACTCCCCACACCGGCCGTCTCAGGAAGGAGACGAATTGAAGCCATCAAAGTCTCAGAAGCGTAGAGCGCAGCGTAAGCGCGCCAAGATTCGCAGGTTTCAAGAGCGTAACAACACTCCGCCTCTCAGTTCCTTCAATCCACCTCTCGGCAAGGAGCCGTTCAACCCAGACAGCTACCCGGAGTTGCGTGCATGAGCCTACTCCCCTACTTCAAGTGGTTTCCTGCGGACGCCGCTGGAGATGAGAAGTACGCCGACAACGGAGAATAAGGCCCGGTTTGAGCATACCGATGCTTGGCAGTGGAGAGTGAACATGCTCCCGGCTACGTTTTTGAGGGGACGCCGGTGGGAAGATCAAGCGGCGCCGGCGGTGGCAGCCGATAACGGTCGCCCACGTCGGCTTACCCCGACCGAAGAGGCAATTGCAGAAGCGAAAGAAAGGCGAATACATGAAAACGCAACCTGAACCTGAAGAGGAATGTCCCGAGGAATTGGTTGGGACGTTTTCCCGGTCCCCGAATTACCCTCGCGATAAGGAGGGGGTGCTTTTCCTCGCCCAAGGTCTTGCGAAGGCAGCCAAGGCCTCAGGAATCGCAGCAGCGGCCATTGTAGCGAGATGCCAGGAGCTTTCCGCGTTCTGCCCGACCGATTACGATTTCCAGCAGGTTGCAATCGAGCTTGCGATGGCCTCGCGCCCGGCGCCGCCAAAGGGATGCCGGGAATGCCATGGAACTGGCTGGCGTTCGTTCGTACTCCATGTGAAGACCGGCGCTGGGGAATACGATGCCGACTTCGCCGATCACTGCGATTGCGAGCTTGGCCGGTTCCGGCGCGCGGCGGAGTATGAGCGAAAGCGGAAGGCGGAAGAGAAGCGCGGGTTGGTGAGGGTGGCGGATTGAAGCCTCTTTGCATAGATTTGTACGCAGGATTAGGCGGCTGGACCGAAGGCTTTCTCGCTGAGGGTTACGACTGCATCGGGTTCGATATCGAGCGCCATCAATACGGCGAAGAGAAGTATCCAGCGCAGTTGGTGCTCCAGGACGTGCTCACACTTCACGGTTCTCAGTTTCGCAATGCGGCCATCATCGTGGCGTCTCCTCCGTGCCAGGCGTACAGCTACCGAGCGATGCCGTGGAAGCGCGCGAAGTCACTGCCACCACCCGATAACAGCCTGTTCGAAGCGTGTTTTCGGATTCAGCGGGAAGCGTGCGAGGCGACCGGGGGACACATTCCGATGGTGGTCGAGAACGTGCGCGGCGCGCAGAAGTGGGTGGGGCGTGCCATGTGGCACTTTGGGAGCTTTTACTTTTGGGGAGACGTGCCAGCGATCATGCCAGCGCAATCATACCGCAAAAACTCAGGAGGTAGTTGGTTTGGACAGCGGGACGGAAGGCTATTGGAACGAAATGATCCGCGCGATATGCGTCGTAACGCGGATGGTGAGTTCACTGTGATGGGGCGCACCGGTGGTCACAATCATCCAGGAAAGGCACTGGATGGAATAAAGCCGCATGGCTCTGGAGCAGTATGGTTCGACAGCGGAATCTGCAAAAGTTCATCGCGCTCCGATGCCCGCAAAGCTGCCAGCGCTCGCATAGCGAAAATTCCGCGCCCGCTGTCGGAATGGATTGCGCGGATCTACAGGCCGCTGGAGTCCCCCCATGCCGGTTAGGATGCTTCCCGAGGCGCCGGCAGATGGCCGGATGGCGGAACTAGACCGACTGGTATCCGCTGGCCATGGAAATCGGCTTTGCCTTGTGTGCTCGGTACCATGCAAGATCAAGTACTGTTCGCCGGAATGCCGCCGTGCCGGAAGGAGGAGCGGTGATGGAACGAGACAAGGTGATTTGCCGAGACAAGAAATTTGGCGATGCGGTGAAATTACGGCACGGATTGTGCTGGACGAGTCTGCTGGTTGGCAGGCCGTCACTTGGGCAAGCAATGGCGATCAGGCTCACTCCCACCCGCGCTCACAAGATAGCCAATGCGCTTACGGAGTGGGCAGACAAACAGAAGGGCGGCGCGCGATGACGATAGAAGAACAGGCTAAGTTGCGCGATGTGTTGCACATACAGAGCGGAGATAGGATCGTTTCGGCGTGGGCTGAGAACGCACGCGGGCCAGGGTGGCAAAACCAGTTATTTATCGTACTGGTTGAACAACACAGCGATGGAAAAATGCGAGTTGAATCCGTTCAAGTGAGGGAAGCGACTCCATGCATGATAGCCATCTTCGATATATGCGCAGCGGCGCACAAGTCGCTAATGGACAGCATGAAGGCGGCGGAGGTGACAAAGCAATGGTGAGAGATCCACGCTTAGACCCGCAGCCGGGCGACGTGCTGCGGAAGGGGACAATGGTTAGGAAGGTAATTCGCATCGATAAAGCCTATTCCGATTCACAAGGTGATGACGTGGCACACACACGGAATGGGGGAAAACGGGAGCGCTACATTTTCGTTTGCAACTGGCGCCGCTGGGCAAAGGGAGCCGAGGTGGTGAGCGGAGGCGAGAAATGAGCGACTACAACTCTCCGGCGAATGATACGCTGTGCTTCAGGCTGGCAGAATCGCGCCGAGAAGTACAGCGCGCCCACAAGGAGAATAAATCTCTCCGCGCTCGTGTCGCGGAGTTGGAGTCGGACGCCAGGCGGTTCGTGTGGTATTTCTGTTCGTGCAAGAATAGCGATTTCATCACGGCTTGTCTCAATGGAGCGTTAGGCGGATATACTCTCGACCAGTGGCGCGAATTAATCGACAAAGCCATGTCGTCCGAGCGTCCAGTGCCGGAGGATAAGCCGACAACTCATCTAGAGGAAGGAATGCGATGAGCGAAAGCACGAAGATTGAATGGTGTGATGCAAGTTGGAACCCGATTCGCGGATGCTCGATGGCGAAGGGCAGCGAGACCGGCGGCTGTCTGAACTGCTACGCGGCGCGGATGTGCGCGCGTGGTCTGCCGGGCCTGAACTCGCCCACCACCGGCGAGCCGTTTGCCGTCATGCGCGATTCCGGCCCGCGCTGGACCGGCAAGGTGGAACTGATCGAGTCCGCGCTGGAGCTGCCGTTGCACTGGCGCAAGCCGCGCCGGATCTTTGTGAATTCGATGAGCGACTTGTTCCATGAGTCGCTACCCAATGAGGCGATTGACCGCGTGTTCGCGGTGATGGCGCTGTGTCCGCAGCACACATTCCAGGTGCTTACGAAGAGGCCGGAGCGTATGGTGGCATATCTCACGGGTGGTCCATGGGGGCACATCGAACAACGTGCGAGTGAGACTATCGGAACTCGGCGCGAAATTCCAGTCGAGCATCTACCTCTGGCGCACGTCCACTTTGGCATCTCCTGCGAGAACCAAGAGACCGCCGACGCGCGCATTCCGCTACTGCTTCAGACTCCGGCCGCGGTGCGGTTCCTGAGCCTGGAGCCTTTACTTTCTCCGGTGGATTTGTCAAAATGGTTATATGACAACACAAGATCGCGAGTTCCTGGCACAGATAGCATTGGGCTGGTTCAAGGTTACGACGAGTGGCGAGATCCACCGCATGGTGAAATTCGGGGGCGGGGGAACGACGCCGAGCCTGCACCGAATTTCGGAAACTCGGGCCGAGCGAAGCTGCTCTCGCGAGGGCGGCTATCTCAGGGTGATGTTTATGGGATCGGCTGGAAGGATGAAGGTGTCGGCTCACCGAATTGTTTGGATGGTGTCGAACCATTCGGACATCTCGGCTCCGATGGAGATCAACCACAAGAACGGAAACAAGCGGGACAACCGCCCAGGGAATCTGGAACTGGTTACCAGGGCAGAGAACGTCATCCATTCTTTCAGGGAACTTCCCCGGAAGAAGAAAGCTCAGCGAGGAGCGGCCAACCCTATGGCGAAGATGACGCAATCGCAGGTGGACGAGATCCGGGCGCTCTGGAGAGCCAGGGTGATGAGTCAGAGAGAGATCGGGGCTCACTTCGGCATAACACAGTCAGCGGTATCGGCGATAGTTCTTCGGAGATCCTGGTAGGCATTCACCAAGTCATAGTCGGCGGCGAGAGCGGCCCTGGAGCGCGCCCGATGCATCCCGACTGGGTGCGCTCGATCCGCGACCAGTGCGTTGCGGCTGGCGTGCCGTTCTTCTTCAAGCAGGCTATAATAGGAGGGAAGAAGGTTTCAATGCCAGAACTAGACGCGAGCCGCCATGCGGAAATTCCAAGGTCTTAGCAGGTCTGAACAGTACCGACGGCACAAGAAGGCAAAGGCGCTGGGGGTGGGAGTGGATGAGGTTCCCGACACGCGCGGTCACCACGAGAACCACGTGAAGGGAAGTCGCACCGCCAGGTGGAATAATGGGCGCATTTTTAGTTCCCACGGATATGTAAAGATTCGGGTGGGAAAAAGCCACCCGCTGGCGGACCCAAACGGATACGCTTATGAGCATCTGGTGGTATGGGTATCGGCCGGGAATACCCTTCCGAAAAAAGGCGAACTTCTGCACCACGAAGACGAAGACGGGGCTAATAACCGTATCGAAAACCTGAAGCTCAAATCGAAGTCGAAGCATGGCGCTGACCATATATCTCAAAGGGTTCGGGATGATCTAGGCAGACTTACCCCCAAGCGCGCCGCTGGGCGCCTCCTCGATGGCCGCACGTGGGACGAACTGCCGGAGCCAAAGCAATGACGATCACAGACGCGGCGATACGGAAGGCGGTTATGCGGTGGCCGCTGATCGTCCGAAGCTGCCCCGGATACGCCTGGAGTTGGGGACACCACAGCACGGGAGACATGCTGGAAGCGTTAGGCGCACCGCGTGACTATCCAACCCCAGCTAAGCACTCCTACTGCCAGGTCGAGCCTTACGTGGACCGCCCGAAGTCTGATCGCAGGTGGGACAAGCCGGGCGCGGGGCGGCGGGCTGTGACAGAATTGCGCTGGTGACGCCATGAAAAAACGCAAAGGGCTTTACAAGTACGATGGATATCTGGCCTTCCGCGTGGCCGCTGAGGCTCACCACGCGATTCTTCCGACGGCTGAGTGTGATGGCGGAAGCCGCACGATGGGAGCTATCTTCCGCGCTCTGGACAAGGCGTATACGGATGGCATCGAGGACGCGTTGCAACTGAGCGACGAGGAACTGAAGCGGGAGCGGAGAAAGATCCAGCCAAAGCATCCCGACCAGGACGTGTGACGCCATGAGCAAGCCACTGCGGGTTCTAATCGCGTGCGAATTCTCGGGAAAGGAGGCGTAACTTCCATGATTCGTGGTCCGTATCGCATTGAAAGGCCCGTGCTTCTCCCCGATGATGACGACGACAGGGACGCTACCCCGCTAAACCAGGCATACGAGAATCGGGTCAAGGACGCGAGGTCCATGCTCCGGTGCGGTAAATCGCACGAAGCCATCCGGCAAATCCACGGAGGCGCGGTTCTTGCGGAAGTGCTGGAGTCGGAGCGGGAGTCGCGAAGATTTAGACATTGACTTGTCTATTGACTTCTGGTAAGGTGAATTCGAGTCCAACGTGAGACTCGAAGAAAGTGCAGATGACTCCCGCTTACGCATCCACCAAGGTGGTTCCTATTGAAAGAATCGTGGAAGATCCATCGATTCAGGTGCGAGTTTCGATCGATCCCAGAGAGGTTAAAGTTCAGGAGGCTCTCATTCAAGAGCATGGGTTTGTGGATGGAGTTGTGCTGTACTACGAGAATGACCCATCGACCGACCCGCTCCTTTTGTCGGACGGATTCCATCGGCTTGCAGCTTACCGTAATCTCGGCCACACTCAAGTTCGAGCCATACTGCGCAAAGGAGACAAGTCCGACGCTCTGAGGTATGCCATCAAGAACAACTGCCACCACGGCGCCCGGATGACGAATGCCGATAAGCGCCGCGCCGCCGAACTGGCAGTAGTGGACGAACGCATTGGAGAGTTGGATGACAAGGAAATTGCCCGCATGATCGGCGTGTCCGTGTCTTTGGTGGCCGGCGTGAGACGTGGGGAGACCAAGGAAGCGAGGCGGCGTAAGGCGGTGGAGAGACGGCAAGGTAAGTCCGGGTCGGGTGGGGAATCCGTTCATCCAGTCGTCGCGCACGAGCGCCACCACGAGGACAAGCGGCCAACGAAGGCCATGCGTCTTGCGCAGATCATGGAGGATCTTCGGCTCGACGTCATCGAGGAAGCCGATCTGGTCGGCCTAACGGAAACGAAGTCGGCCGCATACCACTTCCTGCCGAAGGCCGGAGGGTCCATCTCCCTGAAGATCGTCAACAAGGATGGACTCCCAATGGTTGAGCTTCCGGTGACGATCGTGAAGGAGTGGAAGTATGAGCAGGTCGTCCTCAAGTTGGAGGACGGAAAGGTGGGGATGGTGGAATGAGTAAGTGGGACCTCACATTCGAAATCATCAAGACTATGGGGATGCTGTACGAGGTTCGCTTCCAAGGTCCGAAAAAGCTCGGAGCCGCGATGGAGCGCTTCTACAACTTGAGGGGAGTGTTGGATTATATGCCGCAGGAATGGCTCAATGCGAACGATGCAGCCAGCGAGTTCCTGGACTACATTTACACCGGGTCACCAGAGCCGGAGTGGCTGAAAGAAGCCGAGTATGACTCCAAGAGAACTTAGGATCGCGGTTCGGGACGGCCGCATGACCGCCGTGGACCCTTCCATCTACATAAATGGCTACCCCCCTCCCTTGGAATGGCCGAAATGGAAAAGAGATCGGCTCAGGGCGGCAATACGGGCGGCTATTCTTTTCATGCGCGGCACGGGGTGGCGGGGAGTTATGGGGGATTTGTCCCGCCGTGGATTTCTGAAGAAGGAAACCGTGTCCAAGGCACGCGTTGCTCAGTACGTTAAGGTCGGGATTGCGTACCTGATGAAGCAGGGATGCTTCGAAGTGGTTAAGAATTCGGGGAAGAAAAGTGACAGTTGAATTAGCCGTGCAGTGGATCGGGATTCTGTTTGCCGCTGTCCTGGCCGTAGGGGCGGCTTTCAAGATAGTGCGGGATGTCATTCTGTACCGCAAGCCATCCGTGGATGCTCCTGCCGGTCCAGTGGATGACCAAGCGGAGGATGGAACTATCTTCCGTAAAATTGCCGAGCAGCTAAACGTCTGGTCGTCCAACCAGAAGTCGCAGTCCGATAGAATGATTGCGGTGCTCGATTCCATGGCCTTGTCGTTCGATAAGTTCGCCAGGGGTCAAGATCGCTGGATGAAGCAAATGTTCGGAGGGGACGGCGGAGGGTACTCTGAAATGACGGATGCCGAGGGCGAGCTTCGCGAGCGGGCCGAAGGTATTCGACGCCGGTATGGGGTGACTTGGGAAGAGGCCATGGACCGCGCGAAAAAGACTTTTGTGTACGATCCAGACGCTAAAATGCGGGACAATGTGTAGCGAAAATCAAAGAAAGGAGAACACGCCTAGCGCGGAAGTCCAACTCATCAAGACGTAGCCAGTACGGAGCACGTCCCACTTGGAAGACAGCGGGCCGTGCAGAGCTTTGAGACTTGGGCCGGCTACAACAACTCTGAGGGGAGTCGGGAAGGCGGCTTGGGTTTCAGGGCTCTGCAAGGAATGTATGGATAAGTCACTTAAAGATCGGTTCGCCAAACACATTTACAAATCACTCGAACGGCAACTCAAGAGGACCCAGGACCCAATCGTACTGTCTGAGGATATTGTGGATGCGGTTGAGTTGATCTACGATATTGTCCACGAGCAGGAGGGGATCGCTTCAGTCCCCACATCATTGCAGGGTCCCACGTTGGACCGCGCGGAAAGTTCTCGCGTCGATACCCCGCCTCCCCCAAGGGGGGCATTGGTCCATAAGGATGTCGCCACCGACCCCGGAGAGGCTAAGCCTGTAATACTGATGCCGGGAGATCCTGGATTCAGCGATACCACTCCAAATGAAGTTGAGAGGAAGGTATTTTCCGCCGGCTCTGGAGTCAGAAGGAGAGCCACGTCTAACCCAAGGAAACCTTCCAATCTGGTTGAGACTCCGAAGTGGGACGTTTCCGACTTGATATCCCTGATCGACCAGAATACCCCGGATACTATCGAGTTCACCCCGGATGGTATGGAAGGGTCGAAGGTCGTTATCGTGGCGCGCAAAAACATTCAGAACCAAGTTGGTATGGGAAGCGTACTGTTGACCTACAAGCACGCCGCCGTGGGGGATAATACTGGCGGAGGGGCAGTAGAAGGTAAAAGTGTGTCCCTTGGACTTCTGACTGCCCGAGTGCCGTTTAGCGTGTACGATGAGACTCAGGACATCGGGAACGCGATAGACGGCCCCAAGGGGATCACGGTGCAACTGAGGGGAATGTATAAGGCCCGTCCAGAGACCATGGAACCGTTTCTTTCCGGCTCCGCTCCGAGGTTGGGACCTGGTATGGCGGGAGTTGACCCGATGGGGGACTCGCTGGAGGAGAGGTTGACTCCTGGGCTCAAGTCCGTATCCGATCCATATGCCAGTAAAGGGGACGATTCCATACTTCGAGAGCACCTGTTGAACTTATCTAGATCGAACGCCGGCCTGGTCCCGTCAGGAAAGGGATCGAACTCTCGCTAAACGAGTGGTTTCGGGGTACCATAAACATGAACGGAATTCATCAGCGCCTCGGTAGACTTAACATTTTTGCACGAATCAGACGATTGGAGAAACAAATGGGTACAATTGCAGAACAACTCAATACCGTTCAGACGTCCCTTACCGCAACACAGGCGGATGTGGCGTCGCTCGCAACCGGCATTACTGGGCTGGAAGCGACCATCGCTCAACTACAGCAATCTGTCGCCAACGAAGGCGACAACTTAACCGCCGCAACGCAGGCCATCCTCACTGGTTTGGTGGCGCAGGCTGCCGCCGCTAAGACCTCGGCCGACGCCGCCGTGGCGGAACTCCCGGCACCGGCAACTCCCCCCACAGCGTAACACCCCGCACCAACAGAGTAGCCCGCATCCGACATGAACCGATATGCCGTATGCGGGTTGCTCTGTTTGTATTGACTGATCGCTTGGGTTTGGTACTATGTAAGCGTGACAGATAGAAAGAAGCCCAGATTAACTCCTATTGCGGTGGCCATGAAGCAGGCGGAGAAGAGCCGACCTGCGGATGTAACCCCCGATCCAGTACTGCTGAACATCCCCCCTAGTCTCGCAGCCCGAAAAATAACATCCAAGAGCATAGCAAGCGGAAGCTATCAGAATGCCATGAGGGCGGCATGTGCCCCTCAGGTACTCTTGGAGTACTTTCGAGCACTGGTGACCGGGATTAAGAACGTTGACCCGGCCATCATGAGGCAGGCAGGTGAGATATACCAGATGCTTGGTGGCAAGAACGGAGTTAACATAAACCTCCAACAGAACAACGTAAACCAAACGGCCAACGTTTCGGCATCGCGAGATAGGGGATTATCCTCTCCCGATGATATGTTCCGCATGCTGGCGGCCGAAAGGGAACAGCGGTTGCTTTCCCCTAGCCGGACGGTTGAATTGGTGGCGACTCCGGTAAGCTACGAGAAGGAAAAGCCAACAGAGGAATAGCCCATGTGGAAGCGAGACCCCGGTGTTTCCACGATGATTGAGTATTTCGATCGGGGCATCCCTGGTCGATTGAAGATGACCGAGGACAACTGGGCCGGCCTCTCATCGATCGATAAGTTCGCGGCGATTGGCAGTTTGCCTGACGGGAAAAACCTCAAAGAGGCGATTCTTGAGCAAGGTCGAGAATGCGCGAACGACTTCAGTTATGCCGCCCGGAACTACTTCTGGATCACCAATAAGAAGAAGAAGGAGCAGTTGTTCTCCTTATGGGAGAGCCAATACCTGATTCTCGATAAGTACTACGAACTCAAAGCCAAGGGAAGAGCGCAGAAGATTATCGTGCTGAAGGCTCGGCAACTCGGATGTAGCCGATTGATCGAATCCATGATTGCGTGGCGCGCGATGTTTTTCCCAAACACGAATGCGATCGTTGTGTCGGTTGACCAGAAGCACTCCTCATTCCTGTTCGGCTACATGCTCTACATCTACGACCATATGCCGTGGTGGCTGAAGCCGATGGCGGCACAACGAAAAGAAGAGGCCGGCCTTTTTTTTGAGAACGACGATGCATCGCAGAGGTCCAGGTTCCCCGGCATGAATTCCAGGGTAATGGTTCAGTGGTCTAACCAGTATTCGGGAGTCGGCCAGGGCATCCCCGTGGATGCGTGCCACATTTCCGAGTTCGCGAATTACGATGAGGATGACCTCGAAGCCATCGTCAACGAGGACCTGGGGAACTCGATGGCGGATGAGCCCGAAGTATTCGGCTTTATGGAGGGGACCGGGCAGGGGGCCGGCACGGCGGCGCATCGGATTTGGAACGCGAACGAGGAACGCCTCGACCTCGGCAAGTGGCCCAAGTGGTACCCCCTGTTTCTCCCTAGCTTCTTCGAGACGACCCGCGTTCTCGCGCCCCCAAGTGGCTGGCATATCCAGGAGCCAGAGAGGGTGATGCGAGAGCGGACCAAGAAGGAATGGTGTCGCTGCAATAATCCAGAATGCGGGAAGTACAAGAAGGGGGTCTTACTCGGAGAACCAGTCGCCGGATCGGCATGCCCGGATTGCAAGGTCGGCACGCTCGTTCCCATGATGCTTACCGACGGCCAGTGTTTCTGGCATCAGGACAATCGTGAGCAGGCCGAGGCTCAGGGGGAAAAGGCAAAAAAGCAATGGAAGCAGGAGCAGTGCGTCACCAGTGAGGAGGCGTGGCAGGTAAGCGGCTACGTGATGTTCAATGATGCCTGCCGGGAATGGGTTAATAGCACGATCAGCCACGACCCGATAAAAAAGGGAAAGATATACCGGGACACCGGAGAAGTCCACGGAGCCCGCCCCAAAACCAAGGAAGACGATCGTCAGGTGTGCTATGTCCCCTCCTGTAACGTCGATCATCGTCATGACGAAACCCCGCTTTCGGTTTGGGAGGAGCCGCATCCGGGCAGGCAGTACGTGGTCGGTGTGGATGTGAGCGAGGGGATCGGACAGGACTTCAGCGTTATTTTTGTCAATAAGGTTGGCCGGACGGCCGGAGAGCCTGACGAGCAAGCGGCGGTTTGGCGCGACAATCGCACAAAACCAAAAGAGTTGGCGTTCTACTGTAATGTGATTGGTCGCTGGTATAACGATGCAATGATGTGCATCGAGTACAACACTTACCAGACCACTGGCGACGACATTATATACGTCTATCAGTATCCGAACGTGTTTCGGTGGAAGAACAAGGAGGTCATTAACCCACTGACCCATAAGTGGCACTGGTGGACCAAAGTAAACACCAAATCCTACCTTCACCAGACGGCTGTGGACTGGCTTCTGTCGAGAGCATGGATAATCAGATCGCCTAATTTCGCCAAGGAAATCACGACATACCGCAAGGAGGAGTTCGACTCCAGGGTGTTCGGTGCCGAGTCCGGATTCCACGATGACGAGGCGATGGCGGGAATGATTTCCTTGTACTGCGCTCATGAGTTGGATTGCGACCAATCGGGGAGAGTTCGTGTACCCAGCCTCGTCGAGGTCCAACGTCCAGCCAGATACCGCTGCTATTGTGGTTCTTGTAGGTTCGGGGAATCTAGGGATTCCGATGGAGGTTGGTCTTGGGTGTGCGACAACCCGGACAGGGAGTACCGCTGTCCGGAGTGCGGGTCGATTCAATTGCGAGCGATACCGCTGGAGACCCCGCACGATAGCAGTTTGGATTTCGATGGTGTGATGGCGATGATGGGGAAGCGTCCAGAGGGCCAAGCCCAAGAGGTATCCGTGGACTACTTGTGACCACTTGCAGTCAAGAGGGAAAGGGTTTAGTATAGGGCCATGGCAAAACCTTCTACCGTGCGATTTAACTTACAGGTTGACCTCCAACCGGAAGAGGTCCCGACACTCATTGGGCTGGTTGATGGAGACCAGAACGAAGTTCAGAAATTGTCCACGTTGTCCGAGTCGCTGCTTCACGACACTTCCGGTGGCGGCATGATGCTCACGCCAGACGAGATGGCGCGGATCACCGAAGCCACGGGATTAGACCCTAACTGCGGCGAGGACCTCATTCCGCTCTTGTCGGAAGCGTCCGGAAAAGAGGAGGGGAAATTGACCTTCAAGATTTCGGTCGATCCCGTATATGAGGCGTATTACAGGGAGGCGGCCGAGATGCAGGGGCGCTCGGTAAAGGAGCTGGTTCAAGACATAATCAATACAATCATGGACAACGATCCCCTTCAGTACAACATGGGAAATTTTGGATTCCCCGAGGTTTTCCGCATGCTTCCAAAGGACAAGGAAGGGGTAGAGCAATTGCTCGGCGGAAAATTCCAGGACGGGATGTCGCTGGTGTCCCTGATTCGGAAGGCTCTCGGAAGCGACATGTTTGAGGGGATGGTCGATTCGCCATCCCAAACGGGGGAGAAATAATGGATAAAGTTGAGGCTATGCTGTCACCTATCAGGGATGCGATCTTCCATGGTGAGCTTACCAACAAAGAACTTGCGTTCGCCTACGGAGCGCTGCAATCCTTGGCCGATCTCTCCGCTGGCCTCGCCGGCATTAAGTCAAGGTCCAACGTGGGACTGGAGGTGTAAGTCTTGCCCCTGTTTACCGAGGCGTGCATATCACCGGATTGCGTCCTTGATGGTGATTCCACCGACGAGTACTACAAGCACTGGAACGACCCCCAGCGTCCCTGTGTGGCGTGCGGCGGCCCAACCAAGAGGTTTCCGAGCCAGTTCTCCAGCCCCTTCATGGGGGAGATGTCCCGTCGGTATGTGGATACATCGCTGGATGACGGACATCGGAAGGATCTCTCGCATTGGGTTTTTGAAAAAGGACCGGACGGAAAGGTTAAGCCTTCCCTGATATCAACATTCCAAGAGCAGAGGGAATACTGTAAGCGGAATGGCCTAGCCAATCCATCCGATCTCGACAGTAATTGCGAGGTATCCGAGGACGGCCGGAGATTCCAAAAGGCTACCGCAACGCTCCAAGACCTTAAAGAGTTGGAAAAGAAGACTGTTGCGCAACCAGCCAATCCAGCCTAAACTATCGGCAGGAGGCTTCCATGAAGCGACACAAGAGCGGCCGTAAGGTCAAGGGCGGTAACGACCCCCGGCAACCGAACGCTCCGCATCGGGCAACCCGCAAGCCAAAGGCTCGCCGTTGATCTCTCTCTGCCGTGAGAACAGCGTGATTCAAAAATGGCTTCTTTAGCGATCATCCCGCGCGCGGATATCCAAAGACCCTCTGGCTCCATCGACCGAGCTTCTGGGTACGAGAGGCGCATTTTGGCATGGAGGGACTCCCTGCTACGGCAAGGCATGGAGGAGATGAGGTCGTGGAAGGACCTCCAGGAAATCGACAAAGTAATCGACTTAATCGAAGGTCGTTTTTACCAAGAAAACCGGCCCGCTTACAAGTCCCGATACTATGATGGGTACCTCGGCGATATGCGCCGGGAGGCCATTTCATCCCTCAGCCAGATTAGACCCACCATAGACGTTACCTCGTCGGTGGACGCTTATAAGACCCAGGCCGAAACCGTCCACAAGTACATCCGTTCGATGTGGTTCAAGTTGAACTTGGACATGACGGTTGTGGATTGGATCGACCACGCTCTGTTCGGAACCGGGTTTCTGAAGCACGTTGCTGGAGAGAACCAGTTCCAATTCTCCGCCCATGGGGCGGATCAAGTTATCCCGGTTCTGTGCAACGGGGACATCCAGGAATCGGCGGCCGTAATCTACCAGAATTACAAACCGCTTCCGTATTTCTATGCCAAGTTCGGCAAGGAGAAATGCGCTGGCCTAGAGCGTTACACGGTCAACCTGAGCCGCGCGCTATCGCAGGACAAGTACGTTCGCCCGTCCAGCGTCCCGGAATATTCCTGGAACGCGATGAGCCCGGCCATGAAGCGTCGGATGTCCATGCGCGGAGGCCCAGTCCGGCAATCGGAGGGGACGTATGTGCCGTTCCCGGTGATCGAGTTGAAAGAGGTGTACTTCGACGACTGGAGCATCAACGAATCGTCAAACGATATTTTGGTTCAGAATGAAAGTTTGGACCTGAGCGAGTACAACTACCACTACATCGTACCTCCTGGGGCACGCTTGTTTCCAAGGAAGCGATTGGTGGTGTTTGCCGGGGATCGCATTATGTACGACGGCCCAAGTCCTTTTTGGCATGGGCTTTACCCGTTCACGATGCTACAACTAAACCCCTGCGTGTGGAGTCCCGGAGGGATTTCGAAGTATCGGGATTTGATTCCTCTCGTGAGGGCGTGCAACCGGATCGGGGCAGGAGTGGAAGAGGCGATTGGGAGGGCACTGAACCTGAATCTGGTCAGTAAGCGCGGGGCGATGCCCGAGGCTGTCTGGGATGCCTTGCAGCCCGGTAAGCCAGCGCAAAAGATTCTGATGAACCCTATCGCTCAAAAGGGGGACATCTACTACATGGATGGCCCGAATTTGCCGGCCTACACGGGAGATTTCCAGCGATACCTGATCGACACAATCAAGCACCGGTCCGGCTCATTGGACATCTCGGGTCTTGCTAAAAAGAAGCAGGTTCCCGGCGGGGATTCTATCGAACAGATGCGCGACGTGATGAGTGGCCCATTCCAATTGGAGAGCCGCTACGTGGAGGTTGCGGTTGAACAAGTTGGCACCCAAATGGTCTCAAATGTGTTCCAGTACGCCACCTTGGATGGCCGCATGAGATTGCTTGGGGCGGACGGCATGACGCCGGAGGATTTCGACTATCGGTCCGGAGATATGATCCCTTCCTCGGAGCCAATCTTCGATTTCTGGAAACTGTTCTCGTTCAAAATCGCACCCGGATCGGCCCATGGAAGTTCGAAGATTCAGAAAAAAGTGGAGGCCGTTACGCTTTACAAGGCGGGTGCCTTGTCTCTCCATGGCCTTTACCGTCAAATGGAATTCCCGGAGAACCCCGATGTCATTATTGGCGAGATGCAAAAGGAGCACGAGATGGGAATCGGCGGACCGCCAAAGGGAGCGGGCAAGCAAAGTCGCCCGAACCGAGCGCAGAGAACGGGATCGGCCTTATAGCGCAGTCTCACGTTGGACTGCTAAGTTCGTTTGTCTGGATAGCGTCATGCGGCTTAGTTACAAAGCCGCCGGCTTCAGCCGCGCGGTTGCTTACTCTTCCCCCAGCAGTATTCTCTGGATCTGGATGTACCGCTCGTACTTGATGATTACGGCCAGCGGCGTGTTGCGCTTTTGATCCTGAACCAAGAGAGGCCGGCGCAGGGCCTTAATGGTCTTCCCGGTAAGCAACCTCAACTTGCTGGTCCCGATATACTCCAAAGACGGGTCCAAAAACGGAACATCGGTCTCTTTCTTCCATAGTTTCAAGTCGTTGCGCGTTGCCATACCCAGCATTCTACAAGGAATCCACCCCATATTCAAGACATGTTAGGTTTACCCCTCTGTAACGGAGTCGTGCAACTATATTGGCGACACGGCGATACAAGTCGCCCATCCAAATCTGAGAAGGGAGGATGACTCAATGGCACACCGCAAGTCTCGCAACAAGAAAACCCGCAAGTAAGTAAACACGCCTCCCGCTGGGTGGCCCGGTGGCGTGACGAAATCAACGAAATAGGCCACCCATTCAAGTCCATGAGTCTTATGTATGGCAAAACGGAAAGGGAGGAAAAAGGCATCGCGCAGGAATGTCCGCGTGTATCGCCGATAATCGCATGAAGTACCCACCGAACTTTCACTCCACTTCGACCAAGGAGAAGTTGAACCAAGGTCCGAAGGATATGCCTGATCGCGGCGGACAAAAACCAAACGCTCAGATCACGGCAACCACCGTCCCCCTCAGCCGCAAGGAAAATCAGGTCGCCCAGTTTGGGAGGTCGCCAAGTCATGGTGTTCCTAATTTTGATGGCGCAACGCATGTGAACCTGTCTCGGACGGCGAGCAGCCCGTACGAGAAGGCTGGTGGCCTTAGCGAGACCACCCGGCAGCATTCGTTCTTGGGAAAAAGCAGGACAAAGAAGGCGTAATGGCCACTGGAGCCACACCACCCCTTCCTCCCGGAATCGTCCAGCAGCAGGACGCCACGCCGGATCAGCAGCAGTCTGTATTCTCGGCCCAGGGGATGAAGCCTGGGGAAGGGATGCAGGTAGTTCAGCAAGTAATGCAGAAGGTCCAGGAACTCGATAAATGGGTGGGCGAGACCAAGCAACTATTGGAATCGTTCGATCCCTCCCTGGTGCCCCTGTTCAAGCCGATCGCCGAGGCTGGCATGAAGCTTGCCGAAGCGGTTCAAAAGAAGTCGCAGCAAAGTGGAATGGCGAAGGGGAGCCCGCAGGTTCCGCCCCAGCCTCCGCAGAATCCATCTGCCGGACCCCCGAATCCGGGGGTGTAAGAAGAGGAAACGATGCCGTTTGAGAATCTATTAGCCGCGATCGCCGACGAAGGCGAACGTGCGAGTTTCAAGACCATCGCCGACAAGTATCCTGCCGTGAAACGATATGTCGAGTTGGGGGAAGAGGTGGAGCCTCTGTTACCTAGGCTCAGGAGTCTTCAGTATGACAGGGTATTTCCAGCGGTCGAAGAACTGGAGGGTTGGCGCAATTGGAAGGAAAAGGACTGGCCGGGTTGGGAAACGGAGTACCACCGGATTCAGGATGCGCTCGGAAGTGCCACATTGCGTGTGCAGGAGCTTGAAGCGCGCGGAGATACCGACATGAATGCTGACGACGTGAAGAAGATCGTGAAAGAAGCGCTGGCCGAGAACGGCGTTGTAGATGAAGCCAAGTTGACGGCCAAACTGACGGACCTTGTAGAGAAGCAGGTTCGACCGGAGTTGAATCGGACGGTAAACTCCTGGGGCAATCGATTCCAGGACGTGTATCAGAAGTTGACCCCGAAGTTTGGGGCGCACGAGAAGACGTTCGGGGAAGGTTTGGATGCTTCGGCGGTTTTCAGTCACATGAAGAAGTTGGCAGAACAGAAGCACGTAGCAATCGATCAGATCGACCCAGACGAAGCGTACAACGACTTCTACAAGGACAAGTTTTCCACCAGGGAAAAGGAAACCAAGGCGGCCGAGTTGGCTAGAGCCAAGGAAGAGGGAATCGCCGAAGGTCGCAAATTGGCGGCGGCGGCATCGGGCCGATCGACCAGTCCGGTGGACGGAGGCGGCGGCGGCCGCAAATTGGGTCCTTTGCAACGCCGGGTGATGGAGAGGAATCGTCCAAAGGAAGGCGATCCGATCGACGCTCCTCTGGGTAAGGGGATCATCTCGCAGCAGTACGCCCAGCAGAAGCGCGAAAAGGAAATGGCGGGGAGCGCGGCGTAGGAGCCCCCTTTTGGGATGAGGATGAGGCTAAGAGACGATCTCAATCCGCCGGTGATTCTGAAGGTAGAGGATCGCCTTCATGAGAAGGGCGGGGTCGTCGTCGAAGCCCCCCAGCCCGGTATTGCACTTTTCGCAAAGGAGTGCCCGGTGGGTGCCGGGGAATCGGTGATCGTGGTCGATGGCCAGCCGGGTGTTCTTTGGCCTCCCGCTTGGCGGTTTTTCGCAGATGGCGCACAGGCCGTTCTGTTCGGCCTCAAGTTCTGCGCGTCTCTCTGGGGCGACGCCATAGAGCTTTTGCTCCATGTGCTGCCTGCGGGACAGGTGGTTTTTGGGCGTATGGTACCAGTCGAGGGACAGTTTTCGAGTGCATGGCTTGCAGAGGTTCCCGAAGCCGTCCGGGGAAGAGCAGTGGGCCGGGAATTCATCCACGGCTCGGACCTCTTGGCAGGAGGTGCAGACCTTTTGGCCGGGACCCACCATTCCGATGAGCGCCGGACAGGCCAAGAGGTGCTTTCTGAAGTGGAGCTTGACGGTCTGGTGGCCGCATCTCCTGCATTCGATCACCTTCCCCTTGGGGGCCGGCTCGGGTGGCTTTGGCAGGTTCTTCGGGTTGAGCGCGCACTTCTTTCTGTGCGGCCATATTTCTCTGGCGGAATGCTGTTCTCCGCAGTGGGGGCAGGCTCGGTACACGCGACCTTTGAGCCTGGGTTTGGTTTGTCGGGGTTGTTCCATGTGTCAAGTGTACGCCAGCCCCATCAAAATGTCAACTATTTAGGAGGTAGACAAAGTGGCACTCCAACTTACGGAGCTTGACGCCTACGTTTACGATCACATCGTCGATAAGACAACGGATTAAGAATCAGTCCCTTAGCGGAGTAATCCGCTTCGAATAACCCCGTGAATTGCTGGGAAACCTAAAGCCGACAGGGCCAAGGCAATCAGCAGCGAAGCCCAGAGATGGGAACGTTCAACGGCCATCGCCGGAAGGCGAGTAGGGTCAAGCGACCCGAAGCGCGGGGCACCCCTTATGAGGGTGATGATATGGTCTGAGCTGCGGACGAAAGCCGCAGAAGGTCGGGAGTTAGCGATCCCGGTCGTAACACAACTGATCATCTACGGTGCAGATCCAGCATTTACGCGCTTGAGTCAGCAGAATGCCGAGCGATTCAGTGGCAACAGCAGAATTCGCAGACCCGTGATCGTGGGCGAGCTCAACGGCGACTTCATGGGCAAGGGCGAGACCATGAACATCTCGTTCGTGACCACGGACGCGGCGATCACGGTGGACCTGAAGGTAGCGTGGGTAAATATCACGCTATACGGATGGGACGCGATGAACGACGACGGCCCGGAGGCGATTTTCAATCAGGTGGAGATGAAGTTTCTTAACGCCTCGTTGAAGATGGCCAAACTGCTCGCCGTCAACATGTACCAGAACGGCCAAGCCTCGACGGGCCGGCAGAAGTACTTGAACGGGTTTGCCGAGTGGTACGACGATGGCACCAACTACCCAACGGTCGGCGGCCAGAACCGGACGGATATAAACGGCATCCCGAACGGCACGGTAGGCGGCTTGAACGCCTATCAGGCGACGCTGACGACGTTCACGTTGGCGCAACTCAATACAGCATACGGCAACGCGTGCTGGGGGTCGGATCACCCGGATATGATCGTCGCGACACAGAACGGCTGGAACTTGATCTGGCAGGGAACGCAGCCGGCGATGCGGTATGCTAACACCGACAACGACTTGGCTAACGTTGGATTCCAAAATTTCAAGTTCAACGCGGCCGACGTCGTGATTTCTCGGTACCTGCCGTCCGGGTCCTCGCCGATTGGGCAGATGTACGGATTGAATACCGCCTATATCGAGTGGTGGTTCTCGCAGGTTGACCTGTTCCAGTTTGGCTTTACGGGGTTCAAGGGCGTGAACAACTCGATCGATGTGAGCGGCCAGTTCATCTGCGGATCGAATTTGATGGTGCCTAGCCCCAGGACCGGGTTCGCTCTGCACTCAAGTCTTTTCTAACTGGTGGTGATGAGGATTAACCGATGACACAGCAAGGACTAGCAACCAATCTCGGCGGCGCAATCCAGTTCTGGAGTTTCCAGTTCACGTACAATGACCTGACCAGCCAGACCTCGGCTTCGGGCGTTGCGGCTACCCTGAACCTGTACAATGCGCTCAGCGGCCCGCCGTACAATACGAGCGTCGCGTTCACTCTTGGGCAAGGCAGTTTCATCCTCTATACGAGGGTTAAACACTCCACCCCGTTTACTGGCGGATCTCTCACGGGCATGACGGTCAGCGTCGGGAAGTCTGGTGGAGCCGCGAACTTCTTCACCCAGGCGTTCAACGTCTTCCAGTCTGTCGCCGATGGCACACTGCAAGAGACCTTCGCGCAACCCATGGGGCAGTTGACTTCGGTTACGCCGACGGTCACCTTTACTCCAACGGGAGATAAACTGGCGAACTGCACGGCTGGCGTTTTGAATATCGATATGGCCGTAGCCGTGGTAACCACTCCGGCCCAGTATATCGCCAACAACACCGTGATTAATTCGAGCGTGCTCTAAGGGGGGAGATTAATGTCAAACTTTGTTCCTACTCCTTGGCTGTTGCCAAACGGAAATAATCTCTGGTTCTCGGATTCCGTCCCTACCTTATCTTCGGACGTGATTGGGATGAACCTCCAGCCAGGCGATTACCTCTGGATCGTCAACACGTCAAGCAACGTGCCCTTCATCTACAAACTGATCGCCGCGCCGAGCACTACGTACGCTGGCGGGCAGTGGCAGGAAGTTGGCGCCTCCGGCAATGGAATTTTCACGAAGTCGGCGGCTTACACCATCAACGGCAATACGGACGCCGTGGTTGTGGTGTCTTCTAACTGCGCTATTACGCTGCCTTCGGCGGTTAGCTTCCCGCTGAAGCGAGTCACGGTAATCAACGGTGCTGCAACCAGCACTACGGTGGTTCCGGTGAGTTCCCAAAAGATTGGGAACAGCCACTCCACCAACGCGACTCTCGGGGCAGCCGATTCGGCGATCACTTTGGTTTCCGATGGAACCCAGTGGTGGCCGGTCAGCAGCACCGGTACGGTGTCGTACAACTAAGTGAGGTGAAAACATAGTCATGCTAACCAACGTTTTCCAGAGCGGAGTACAGCTGAATACCGGAAACAGCATTAACATCAGCTCCGTACCGCAGAATCCGAATACCGAAGCGTACTCGATCGCGTTTACGGGCGCGCTGACCGGAAGTTCTCCGGTCGGATCATCCTACCAAACGGCAGTTGCGCAGCACGTTTTCACGGCCGACGCCCCCTGTCAGGTAGTGGCGGTTACGGAGCGGCACAGCGTTCTTGGTTCCACTACCGGGATGCTGGTCCACGCGATTGGATCGACGCCGCTCGGCTCCGGAGCGAATGTGCTCGCTTCCACCATCGACCACACGGCCGCAGTGGACGTGTACCGCACCGGCACGCTCATCAATTCGACCACGCTGACCCAGTTGGCGACTGGCGATGCGCTCGGATGGCGTTTCACGACTCCAGGGAACTATCCTCCGGTTGGCGGAGTGACGGTTACCCTCGCATACATCTAACACAGGCTCTCACGGCAGAGGGAAAGCGCCGCGCTTGTCGGGTCATCGATCCGATGGGCGCGGCGCGTTTTTTTCTGCGCGATTACCTCTTGACTCTCGGCTCGCAAAGGGATAGACTCAAGAGCATGAAAACTCTAATTTTCTCTCTGCTGATTTCCCTTCCTTTACTTGCCGCCGATGCACCGAAGGCGGAAACCATCAATATCCCCGATGCGGCCAAGGTTAAAATTCAAGCCGCCAAAATCGACATTCTGGGAATCGAGAGTCAGATGGCGCAACTCCAGGTCAAGTTCGCGGACCTTTACCGGCAGCACGGAGAAGCGCAGGCCGCTCTCGATCAGGCCGTATCCGATGCGAAGAAGTCCTTGAATTGCCCCACTTGCACCTTGAGCGACAAGATGGATCTAGTGAAGCCATCCGAAACCCCAAAGAAGTAGTCCAACGCGGGACTATTCGGGATGAATAGATGGCGGGGTATCCAGTAATGCGCGTAACATTCTGCAATACATCGTTGACTTTCGATCCTTGGGATTTCAGAAATCCGGACGATCCCGGAATTGGAGGGTCTGAGACCGCCGTAGTGGAATGCGCTAGGCGACTGGCCTTGCGCGGACATGAGGTCACCGTGTATGGCACGCTAAGGGAGGATACTCCTTCTGAGTGGCAGGGAACGCGCTGGCTGCCACTTTCTGAGGCCGATTACTCTCTCCCCGGATGGTGGTTTCTTTCCCGATGCCCGGAGACCCTGGACAACTTCTCAGTCGATCATCCCGGCCAAATGATTTGCCTGACCGCGCAAGATGTCTACTACCCACAATTAACCGATGAGCGATGGGAGAAGTTGGACCGCTTTATCGCTCTCTGCCCAACGCATGTGAGATTCACTAAAGATAAATACCCCAAGTACGCTCACAAAGTGTTTGGCGGATTCAATGGGATCAGGAACGACGTAATCCGGGAGATTGAGTCCGTCAACCCGCCGGTCAGAAACCCACGGAAGATAATCTTCGCGTCTTCACCGGATCGTGGGCTTTTACCGCTTCTGAAAATATTCAGGCGAGCGCGTCAGAGGGTCCATGATCTTGAATTGGTAGTGGCCTATGGGTTCGACAACATCGAGAAGATCATCGCGTCGAACCCGCCGACGAACCACTGGAGAACCATCTACGATGAGGCTATGCGTGAGATGCGTCAGCCGGGGGTCACGTGGATGGGGAGGATCGGACAGAGGCAGTTGATTCGCGAGAAACTGTCCTGCGGGATGAGTGTTCACCCGACGATGTTCATGGAGACGGGATTTATCTCAGGGATAGAGGAAATGGCCTGCGGAGCGATCCCGATCCTCAGTCCGACGTGGGCGGCGGGGGATTACTGCAAACACGGGGTATGGATTTTTGGCGATCCCGACGACGCACTCACCCAAGCTCGGTACGTCGGGGAAATCTTCAGGCTCGCGAGGCAGCCTGAACTTCAGGAACATATTCGCGCGGAAATGATGCCGCGAGCGAGAAATGCATTCAATTGGGAGCGCTATGTGGATCTGGTGGAATCCTGGATGTACGGGTTGGAGGGCCACCGCAATAGTTTCTTTCAGTTCAACTTTGCGCTGAAGCACGCCAAGGGGGCGGGTAGAATCCTTAACGTAGGGTGCTGCGACGATGCGGGTGAGATGAGCAAGATCGGGGCCGTTAATGTTGACAAGTTCGAGTTTGACGATCACCTGAAGACGCGGAACGCGGCGGACATTATCTCGGATGCGCGAGATCTTCCCCGACCGTTCCAGTCGCACTCATTCGATATGGTCTGTTCCACGGACATGCTGGAGCATTTTCCAACCGACGAGGTTCCGGAGCAATTGGAGAAATTTAAGGCGTGCTTGAAGCCGGGTGGTCGGATTCTCTTCACGGTCCCGAACGACACGCGGAATCCCAACCCAGACGACACCAATGTTCGTGGGTACGGAGGGCATCATCATTGCCCTCCGGAGGTGATTGATCGCTGGTTACGCGATGCTCGATTGAGGGCTGTAGTGCGACAGCCTATCGAATATGGATTCGATGATATATGCGGGGAGGGTGTCGTGGCGGTGGATGACTCCCCTAAGCACTCTGTGGTGTTCCTTACTTACGACCCCGATGGCAAGATGAAAGAGATGGTTGAGCGGAGCCTGTCTTTGATACGGCAGCATGCGCCGGGGGTAGAAATCATCATAGCGGACGATAAGGGAAAGTGCGCTGCGATCAATAACGGATTCGCAAAGACTAAAGGGGAGTACATCCATGTAGTTTGCAACGACATGATGATTCATGACCCGGACTGGCTGGAAACGATGGCTGTTCCGAATACGCTGACTGGATGGGCGCCCAGGACGTTCGTGCTGACGGGACAGATTCTTCCCGAGATGTCTTTGTTTTGTGTCCCGAGGAATATCTACGAGGCCATCGGAAGAGTAGTATGGGATACTGCGTACGAGGATGGGTATGGTTTTGACGATGAGTCCTTGATCGCCCGCGTCAAATTAGCTGGGTTCAACGTAGAGATTCGGCCGGTGAAGGGGGATCACTTGTGTCTCCAGACCCACAAGAACTATTTCACGTCGGAAAAGTTCGGTCAAATGTATGATCGAAATATGGAGGTGTTCAAGAGGGAGTTCGACCACATAAAGCCTGTCGGCGGATGGCTCAACTATAAGAGGCCGGCATGAGAACGGCCACATTGGTAGTCACTACCATCAACGACCCGCTGGTATTGGAGTCGTACGGGAAAAACTTTGACGATTACGGACATCTGGAACAGGTGCGGGTAATCGTCATCCCGGACAGGAAAACACCTCCGGCGGCTTTTTCCACGTGCGGTAGGTTGCGGGACGCCGGATTGAAAGTATTGTGTCCAACGTTGGACGACCAAGATAGATTCCTGAACCGTCTTGGCCTCACTCCCGACTTCATCCCATACAACTCAGACAACCGACGTAACGTTGGGTACTTGATGGCGCTGGAAGACCATTCAGATTTCCTGATTTCAATCGACGACGATAACTGGTGCCGGGGAGATTCGGACTATTTCGGGGAACACGAATATGGATTATTTGGGACAGTAAAGTCGGAGGTGTCATCGGGGCCGGCAAGATTCCTCAATCCGATCCATCCGATGGGATGGTATGGGACTTCCTGTCCGGTGTATGCTCGCGGGTTCCCATACTTCGCTCGATTTGTAGATGGCGAGTCGCAGGTGTCGGCCGTAAGTCCAAACGCACCTATAGATGTGGCTATTAGTGCCGGGCTATGGCTTCGAGATCCCGACGTAGATGCAATGACATGGCTGTCGGCTAAGCCCCGGTTAGATTCAGTGGTGTCGCAGATTGAGGTTAATGCAATTGACGGCGGCAGGGTTGTTTTGGGCGATACAATGTGGGCTCCCGTAAACTCCCAAAACACCGCCATCGCCAGGAAGTTGATCCCGTCATATTACTTCCTTCGTATGGGATACCCTATAAAAGGAACCAGGGTAGGTCGCATGGGGGATATATTCTCTGGATATTTCGCCTTGGCTTGCGCTAAAGCTGTCGGATGTTCGGCCTGTTTCGGGAAGCCTCTTGTGGACCATCGCAGGAACAGCCACGACTACCTCAATGACCTATCTTCCGAACTCCCAGCGATTATGATGCTGGATAATATCCTGCCGTGGCTGATCGATCTGAAGCTAGATTCTAGCGATGTGGGGAGCGCCTATCTATCCCTTTCGGATTCGCTGGATTCTCAGGCTGAGCGATTTTCCGGTAGCGTGTGGGACGACGCGACTCGCGGGTTCATTCATCAAATGGCCTACCTGATGAGGGTTTGGCTGGATGCCGTTAGGAGGATCGGGTGATCTCGGTTCTCAGCCCAACTATTCGAGGGCTGCAAGCCCTGCGTCCAATTGAGCAGTCGCTGAATGCCCAATCGTTCACTGATTGGGAATGGCTGGTCGAGTTCGGAAACGGCCGAGAGCACTCCCTGAATAGGGACTTCAACTCCATGCTTCGCCGCGCTCGCGGGGAACTGGTAGTGTTCGCCGAGGATTGGGTCTGGTTCCCTCTCGATGGCTTAGAGAGATTCTGGGATGCATATCGGGCCATGCCGCAGTGCTTCTTTACGGCTCCGGTTCCCAAGTCCCCGGCGTTCTGGGAGATGGATGGGAATCTGTTCTACAAGCATCCGCTTGAGTTGGAGTGGAGATCAGAAAATCCCGGATGGGTTCACTGGATGAATTGGGAGGCTGATTGGGCGGCGGCCCCTCTGGGGGTACTGAAGTCTATTGGTGGATTTGACGAGCGCATGGACCAGAAATGGTCGAACGACAATCAGAACGTATCGTTTCGGGCCTTCAGGGCCGGCTGTAAGTTTTGGAACGTCATTGATAATCCGGCCGTCGCGCTTAGTCATGACAAGTACTGGAAGCATCCATTCCGCCACCTACACGATGCGGAGTGGAGCGAGCGTCAGATCAAGAGGTTTGAGAACGAGCAGTTGCCACCGCTGACATAAACGGAGAATCGATGTTAATTCAGAAAAATCTAATTGGGACTATCGGCGTGATGGGGGCGGTTCCTTCGGTCCCTTGGGAGTTCTGTTGGTCTCTGGCCCAGATGATTCAATATAACTCCGAGTTTATGTGCGGTCCGGGAGAATATATCCACCTGATGTGCCCGAGCACATCGTACCATTCCACAGCCAGGAACCAGCTCGCCGCAGGGTTCATGGGGGAATGGCTGTTTATGATGGACACCGACCACGCCTTCGACCCCGACATATTACTCCGCATGCTAATGCTGGTTAAACTCCATAACGTCGATGTCCTATCAGCCCTGTATCGGTACAAGGTATACCCTTATCTTCCGGTGGCCTTCCACTGGAACGAAGAAACGCAGGGGTTTGTTGGCATCGCGGAACTGGATTGGAACGCCATGATCCAAGAGGTGTCGTGCGTGGGAGCGGGGTGCCTCCTAGTAAGACGCGGGGCATTCGACCGGATCAGGGAGGAACTTCACGAGCAGCCGTTCGACATTATCCATCCATGGTCGGAGGATTTTTCTTTTTTTGTGCGCCTGCGGAAGTTGGGGATTAAGTCTTGTATATCACCTCTGATCGAAAGCTACCACTTGAACACTCATCGCGTTACGAGTTCGGATTACGATAGAAGCGCGGTCCAGACATACCCAATCCCATCCGGTGGCGAGATGGTGGTAGGGAAGGCGTAAGGGTATTTCTCTGTTCGAGTTTATGATTTGCATACTTTATCGCGGGAGTTGGGCGAGCGGGGGGAGCTTGGCGAGCCGGGCGAGTTGGGCGAGCGGGGCGAGCGGGGCGAGTTGGGCGAGCGGGGCGAGCAGGGCGAGTTGGGCGAGCGGGGCGAGTTGGGCGAGGAGGGGGAGCAGGGCGAGTTGGGTGATAACAAGAACCTAAAGGAGAGGCGTAATGAGCGCGGATTTAACAATTCATGTGTTCGAAGGTATCGCCGAACACGACCTAGAAACTTTCTTTTCGGCAACACTCGGTAGCAAGTACCATCACGGAGGCGTGAAACAAGGAATATGGGAAGAGTCCTATCGGAAGATCTCCCGTACACCCTCCGTTTGGGTCGGCCAGGTCTCTTGGCTGAAGTGTGCACTATCCAATGATCCGGATACCTACGTCCCAGGACCAGTAGAGGCTATCAGTGAATTGGTCGGGGAAGACCTCCCAGCCATAGATGATTTATTCATCTCTCGGGCTGCCGAAGCGATGGCGCTCGCTAATTCGACATCGTACAGTGTAGCCAAACCTGGAGATGTTGTCGAGTTCCTGCAAACACACAAAGGAAAACGGGTGTTCACGGTTAGTTGGTGACAAGGATACGAAAATATGACAATTGTTCAGCGTGCGATCATCACACATCCAGACGGGAAGCGCGAGATGCTTTCCTTGTTCCGCGTGGAGCCTACCGTATTCCGCTGGATTGATCATGGAAAACCGTGGGATGGCATCGATTTTATTGAGGCCAATATGGCCATCAAGAGCCTCCGTATGACGATCGAATCCAACCCATCCTACGTCGGGTACGATCTGACCTTTTATGCCGTGGAACCGCCGCCGGCAGAGAGGGCATCGCTACGAATCGGGGAACTTCCCGCTGGATTGACGCTCCCGATAGACTCAGTAGCTCGCATTATCCAGGAAGAGACCGGCATCGACAATCTCATTGAGTCGATCAACCTGCTCTTAACTTACGAGTTTCCGAGGCGCCTCCAGCCGAAACCGCCAGGGCTTGATCTCACTTGGGGTGGCCTATGCCTCTCGGTAATCGAGGCTTTGGAGGTCGCACAGAAATCCAACCTAGGGAATCTCAAGGCCGAACTTTCCAAGGGGATCGAGAAGATCCATGCCTATTCGAACATGCCAAATCGCGGAGGTAAACCGCAGTGATTGTTGACATTACCACCTTCACTGAACCCTCCGACCCAGACTTTGAAGAGGTTAGCGGTCTAGCACTTGCCGGACTTTCGCTGGAGGAAATGCGGCGATACTGGGCCTTGCGTCACCCATCCAATAAACCTCTTGACTCTAGCAAAGAGTCGGCGTAGAATCACGAAAGAGATCAGTCCAACGTTGGACAATAAGGAGAGACGACATTGAGCGCACCATCGCATCCCGAACAGAGTACGGAAGTAACCGCGTCGCAGTCATCCGTCGAAGTTCCGATTGAGGTACTCCGCTACAAAGAGGAACTCGCTTCCAAAATGGGGCTTCCTAGCCCCTACGGCATGAGCCTACTGAAGCAATACTGTGAGGACCTCGTAGCCTCCGGCATGGTCCCATCGTACTTCAACAAGAACCCCATGGCCGTATACACCGCCGCCATGCGCGGGCGGGAGATGGGCCTAGATCCCACCGAATCCATCATGGAGACTTTCTGGCCTGCCCCAGGCGGAAAGTTAGGCATCTACGCGAATAAACTTCTAGACTTGCTCCATCGGGGCGGAGTCACAAGCAAGTTCATCTGCGAGACAAGGGAGCGCTGTGAGATCCTCTTTACGCCTCCAAACAAACACGAGCCCTACACGGCCGTGTTCGACTTTTCCGAAGCTGTTTCGGCCGGTCTGGTGAAGCCCGACGGAAACTACAAGAAATGGCCGTCCGATATGTGCAAGGCCCGCGCCATTGCTCGCGGAGCAAGAGCGCTTATCGGGACCTATAAGGGATCGGCTAATATTTACGTGAAGGAGGAGTTGGAGGATCTCGACTCCCCATCCGACACCGCCGAGTCCGACCGGAATCGCGCCGATACCATCGCAGCGCGGGAGGATATGAAGGTCGCCCTCAAGCCAAAAGCGGAAAAGAGACCCGCTAAATCCGAGGTGGTCGAGATCAAGTACCAGCCAGAGAATCCGACAACTGAAGCGCCAGCGGAGCCCAATACTCCCGTCCCACCCGCAGAGGCTACTCACACCGAAGAAACCCCGGAGGGGGATGCCGCGAGGCAACCCCAGAATCAGGAGCCGACAAAGTATGTCATCCATCGAGTGTTTTCGACTGGCAATGACAAGGAACGAGTGTTACCAACCGAAGAGTTGCCCGACTCACGGGAAGAAATGGCTAGTATCAGGGCGCAGGCACTCGCGAATGAAAACAGCGCCTCATTCATCGTTTTCGAAGTGAGCGGATCTGGGGGGCCTCGGCAAGTGGGCCGGTTCGATCCCCCGAAGCCCATCAAGCACCCCGATAAGCCCCGAGGGAACCCAGTAGCTGATTCGGCGGGATCAACCCCCACTCAAGACAACCAGACCACCCAAGAAGAGCATGTTTTGGACCCAAGAAAGGCCCTGATTGATCGGCTCACCCCTCTGTCTGCCTCTCTGAATCTGAATGGAAAGACGGCCATGGCGAGATTTCGTGCTTTCTTTTCTGGCTATTTTGGGTTGGGACTTTCAGAACTTCCGAAAAATCCGGCTGACTATACAGTAGCCATTGAGGAACTGGAAGCGTGCATTAGCGGGGATGCGCTGGAATTCAGCGCCGGGCCGGAAGAGGCCGGCAAGCGGAGGGCATCTTGGGCGCGAGAAACGCGCGGAAATCTGGAAGCGCAATGGCCGAACGACCCAAAGAATGTGTCTCTTGGAGTCACCTTGGCTCGCCGCTGGATGCTTTCCCCGCAGAATTTCATGAACTGGATGGGGCAGAAAGTAATCGGCCTCACGATCATGCCGCCAGAAGACGCAAACGCTTATATGCGACTCATGCTTGCGACCCCTGTCAGCCGTGACGGAGGGAAACTGCTTACGTGCTGCCGGAAACACGACATCTCGATGGCGAAAGCGGTAGAGCAAATAGAATCCAGGGCGCTCAATGGGGCACTGGAACTATCGCAGGAGAAGGCCGTCCAGAACGCGATCGACGCTTGGATCTTGAACGTTAAGGAGTACGTTGGGAATTCTTCCGGCGCCGCCCAAGGTCCAGCGGCTAAGGAAGAGGATGGGCTGTTCGACGATTTGGTGTAGAGGCGATGCCTATTCTAACATTCGACGAAGAGACCCACGCTTACCGACTCGATGGTCGATGGATTCCCGGATGCACGCGCATCCTGTCCGACATGGGATACGTAAGGGGGGCGGAGTATTTCACCGAAGAGTCCCGAGTCCGAGGCCGGCAGATCCACAGGGCATGTCACCTTGTGGATCTGCATGCCCCGGAAGCGGAGACTCTCGAAGAGGTCCTAGACGTGATGGATCTCGGGACAACCATTCAACCATACGTGGCTGGATGGCTGTGGTTCAAGAGATCGACAGGGTTTGTCCCGGTCGGCCACGAGACGCCGCTCTACTTGGCAGACATGAACGTGGCCGGCACGCCGGACGTGTGGGGCTACTTCAGGTCAAACGCGAGAAGAACCGTGGTTGATCTGAAAAGTTGGAAGAGTCAGGGACCTAAGCCGAAGCGGGCATCCGAGTTACAAGTTAATGGCGGATACAAGCCCATGCTTCGACAGGCCGGATTCGACGCTCAGGATGCGGTGGTTGTGAAACTTCCTGGCGACGGGAGTTTTCGCCAATACCCATGCACAAACCCGCTGGACGAGGCTATTTTTCGGTCATGCTGTTTTGTTTGGCATGACCGCGCTAACAACAAACTGATTGACGGTCTTGAGGGGCCGTCCGAAGTGGAGAACTAATGCCAACGAATTCCACAGCCATCGTTCCATTCTCTGCCGCAACACTGAAGACGCAAGCTAAGCAGGTGAGCGTGCTTTTGGACGTGGATGTCCCCGCCCTGCAACTGGAGGTGGACAGTTATACAAATGGTCTTGCGACCATGCAGGTGCAGGCCAAAAATTTCAAGATATCCGACGACCAGGCCTACGCCGACGCCATGCAGTTAATGCGAATAGCCCAAGAGCGGGAATCTGGACTTACAGAGGTGTGGAAGCGGTTCAAGGACGTAATCAACCCAGCGCGCAATACCATCCTTGAGTTGGAGCACTCCACGGTAGACCCATTCACGGCTATCAAAAAAACCCTACAGTGGAAGGGAGAGAAGTATCTGAACGACAAGGCATACGCCAAAAAGCAGGCCGAGTCCGCATTTGCCAGAATCGCCGAAGAGGCCCGGCTGCGGCTTAACCAAGAAGCCGATGATCTGATGGCGCGCGGCCGTGTGACTGAGGCACAAGCCAAAACGTACGAGTCCGCTATCACTGTAACCCCCACCCTCCCCAACGCCGTGCCGACCGTATCCGACGCCAAGGTAGGGACGAGATCCACCGGATCTGTCACGGACCTCATAGCCTTTGCGAAAGCCATCGTAGAGGGACAAGTAGACCTCATGCAGGAGGTCAAACCAGGAGATTCCAGGCCGATTCTGATTGTGGATCAAGTCGTCCTCAACGCGGTCGTATCCCGCCATCTGGACGGGTTGAACTGGCCCGGAATTACCGTCACTTTCAGCGCCAAGATATCATCCCGGTAGCCACTCCTTTGAGTGGCATGAATAGGAGTAGCAACGTGATAATTTACACCGAAGATCGCTTCCAGAATCCCAGTTCGAACGTGAAGCAGTTGGGCTATGACCGTGGCACCCAAACCGTCAGAGTTTCGTTCAAAAATAAAACTGGCTCGATCACGGCGGAATGGGACTATTGGCCAGTCCCGGAAGACCACTTCCTGAACGACATCATGGATGCCCCATCCGTAGGAGTGGCTGTCAACCAGTACCTCATCAAGAGCACATGCGAACGGATAAAAGTTCGGTAGTAAAAATAATAATTCCATGATTTGCATACTTTATCGCGGGATTTGGGCGAGCGGGGCGAGTTTGGCGAGTTGGGTGAGTTGGTAGACCTTATGATTTGCATACTTTATCGCGGGAGTTGGGCGAGCGGGGCGAGCCGGGCGAGCAGGGTATACTGAATGAGGAGGTCCAACGTGGGACAGGCAGACTTCGAACGGTTCATTAGCGATCTCACCCCGCTTCAAGGGAAGAAATTTAAGGGTCCAGATCAGGCCGCAATGCAGGCTCGGGAAAGAATCGAGCATCGTGATCGACAAGCATTCGCCCCCGGAGGAGAATGGACACCGCCGACTGAAGCCGAGGTCAAGCAGCGTGAAAAAGACTGGCATGCGGTTAGGGCGATGGATCGCCGGAAAACAAGAGGCGGCCAGACGTACCACAAGGGTGACCTAATCTCCGAATAGGGCATCGTGGATGAACCAGTCGAACCCAGGATGGGAGGTGTGGGTGGGACCGGACGGCAATCACATAATCCCAATCGGGGACTGGATGGCTCATTCCCACTCGAAACATTGCTCATGCATCCCGTATGTAGACTCCTGCCTTGTTCCTCCAGCTATAGTGCATCACGCAGCAGACATGCGTGAGTACACGGAGCCGGACCATATCCCAGGACTTTACGAGGGGGTGTCTAATTAGATGCCAACCTTCACTTTGGCGGAACTTTCGCAGTTCGTATACGATGGGCTCGACAACAACCAAGGTCTATACCCCCCATCTCAGGTCACCAGCGTATTGAATGAGGTACTGCGCAAGACGAACCTTCTTGTCGGATGGAATCAGAGCATCGTCCCTGTCCCTGGGTTCACCGTAGCCAACCAACTCCTGTATTCGGCCCCTCTAGGAATTCTAATCCCCACTAAAGTCTACTTTGAGGAGCGCGAACTGGAGAAATACACGCTCCCTAAATTGGCGCAGAAATACCGGAACTGGGCAGTCGATCTGAGCACCTACGAGGGTCAGGTCGCCAGGTGGTTTCCGATCGGACTTACAACGTTCGGTATTCATCCACTGGACGCTCACGGGGGATCGCTACTGGAAGTCCAGGGGGTCGCGCCGATAACGCCGCTCGTCAATGCAGGAGATACGGTCACACTGAACGATGAACTTTGCGAAATTCTCGTTAAGTACTGTCGCGGCCGCATCATGCTCAAAGAGCAAGGAGCCCCCTTTACTGCGGCCAGTGCGGCGTACCAGGAATTCATCCGCTCCATGAAGGGGATGGTTATGTGGGAGAACCTGACCTTCCCCCGATATTTCCTTGACGTAGCGGAATCAGTGGGAGAAGGGAAGGGGGAATCCTGATGGCCACACTGAGCGACGTGTACTCCCGGTACTGCTACGACGTGAGTGAGGACGGCGGGCTCATCCTCGGATGTCTTACAGTGCAGCAATTCCTTGATCTCGCCAATCTCACCTTGCTCGATTTCCTGAAGCAGACCGGGTGCCTGAAAAGGGTATTTACGCAAACGATTTTTGCTGGAGTCCCTACGTACACCATCCCAGACGACATCATGAATATCGAGTCGGTATTCCTCGCCGGAAGATGGATCCCGAAGGCTACCGTGTCCCAACTTAACGAGACTCATCGAGGATGGCGCAGGGAGAACGCGATTCCACAGTACTACTACACCGACAACCTCCCCCCGAAGACGATTGGCCTTGCGCCGGCCCCAAACTACAATTCCGTGTACATCCCCGGATCTAGCGAGCCAGACCCTCCGCACGGGCAATACGACTCGTTTAGCATGACGGATTCCAGCGGAGCGACGTGGACCCCAGACCAGCACCGAGGATTGTCGATTGTGGGAACCAGGAAGGCCACTACACAAATGGCAACGGTCAATGACCCCATCCCCCTTCTTCCCGACGATCTGGCCCTTCTGGGGATTCTTTGGGGAATCCATGAGCGGGTATTTTCCGGGGATAACGAACTCAAGAACGCTCAAGCGGCGGCCTTCTCGCACGCGCAGTACCAGGAAACGGTGAACGCAATGTCCGCAATCACGGGAGAGCCGGTGGCGCAGGACCAGAAACAGCCATAGTCGCGTATTGGCTAGATGAGGATTTGGACCTATAATTCGTGTAGGCGCCTCTCTCTGCCGTGAGAAGGAGCGTCAATGCGGAAACTCGTCATTCTCTCGATCATTGCGGTGTCCAACGTGGGACTGCTCGCGCAGTCTATCCAGCGATCCGTCACGGAGACGGTCGTCTATGGGGTTAGCAGTTCTTGGGCTGGTGAGTGTGCCGCTGGAGTCGTCAGCAACCTAAGCGCTATCAGCCGAAGCAATTACTATCACTCCTTCGGCGTTACGTCCGGTTCGGGATCTTGGTCGGTTTCGCTGAATTATTCCGATGTGTCCTGCACGGCCGGGCCGTGGACCAGTTTTGGAACTGGATCATCGATTAATCAGGCCAGCAGCCCACCCATCGCCTTCGGGTATGGGAATCACAAGTACATTCAGATTGCAATTACCGGGAACGCAATCGGTACGTACACGGCAATCCAGACACCATATATCGCATCGGGCGGCAGTGGTGGGTCTGTTACATTTCCAATCACGATTGCTCAAGGCGGAACGAACGGGACAACTTCATCGGGAGCGCTAGCTAATCTGCTGAGCGGAAATTCGCAGGGGACCTATACGAACAAGGTCCAAATGGCCGGCACGAACTCTGGGGTTTCTGGGGCGCTGTTTTGCGATGATGCAAGCGGCAACGCCACAACCTCCGGGTGTTTGCCGATCAAGATCGCTCAAGGCGGGACCAACGCCACAACGTCATCGACGGCTCTCGCGAATCTCCTGAGTGGTAACGTTCAGGGAACGTATACCAATAAAGTTCAAATGGCTGGAACGAATTCCGGGGTCGCGGGGACGCTACTCTGCGATGATGCGAGTGGGAACACGACGACCTCGGGGTGTTCGACCAGCAGTATGAGTTGGCCGGTAGCGTCTGGCATCGCAGTGTACTCCGGGTCAAGTTCATGGGGGACCTCACTCGCGGTACCATTGCTCCCGGCGTATGGCGGCACTGGGACGAATAACACGGTTGGTTCGGCGGGACATGTACTCAGGTCGAATGGGTCCGCGTATGTGGATGCGGCACTTCAAGCGGCGGACATTCCTGCATTGAACTACCAGACTCCGATTACGACCGGAACTACGTCTCAGTATCTGCGAGGTGATCTATCTCTGGCTCCGTTCCCAACCAATTTAAGTTCGTTCACCAACGGTCCGGGGTTCATATCGGGGAACCAGTCAATCACTTGGAGTGCGAGCGGAGACATATCCGGTTCCGCTAATGGCACCGTGACGCTCAGTCCATCCCTGACAGTGGCTGGCTTGAAGTCGGTCCCATTCTGCACTGGGTTCTCTCCCACCGCTGGGCAGGCTTTGGCGTACAGTACGAGCCTTAGCCCGAACCCGTGTTGGACCGCATCGACAGTTTCCGGTACGGGGGCTAATGCCCTCGGCAACTACTGGGTCTCTAGCGTGACGAATGCTCCGACGAATGCTGTGGTAGTTGGAACCTCGATGTCCACGGGCATCATGAAGGTCACGGTTTCCGGTGGCGTGGCAACCCCCTCCACTGCCGTAGCGGGAGACTTCCCGACTCTGAATCAGAGTACAACCGGGAATGCGGCAACCGCGACAACCACGGGTCAATTGAATAGTGTGGCGCTCTCTACGCTCGCCACGGGTCCTCTGTGCAATACGAATGCCACCGGAATCCCTTACGCTTGCCTGACTTCAGATATCAGCACGATGTTCGGATCGACTACGGCACACTACGTTTATGCTTCTCCTAGCGGGGGAGCCGGACTCCCCTCGTTCCGGCTCTTGGTGGCGTCCGACATTCCGTCACTAGCGTATCTTTCCTCGACTATTCCAGGAAGTTCCGGGCAGTACATCTACAATAATTCCGGGGTTCTCGGCGCGAAAACGATTGCAGCCGCCGACTTGCCGGCGGCGCTGTCCAGTTCCACGAGCGTAAATGGAACCTCCATCCCGGCATCGCAGACCTTGATCTATTCGGGGGGATCGATCGGCACCCCAAGCAGCGGCATCGCAACGAACCTAACGGGGCTTCCCTTGACCACTGGAGTCACCGGGTTGCTCCCATTGGCAAACTTCGCGCAAGGGACCTCCAGCACGGTATTGATGGGCCAAGGAACCGGAAATGCGTCTTCCTACATATCGGTTTCCAACTGCGGAGATTCGACACACGCCGTGTCGTTTAGCAGTGGGACGTGGGGATGCCAAGCGATTTCCGCCACGGCCACCGCAGGCGGGTCGAACGGAAATTTGCAGTACAACAACAGCACGGCTATAGGCGGTATCAGTGGGTGGAACACGAACGGAACCACCACGATTACAGCGAGCGCCACTTCAGTCCTGGACATGCACGCCGCCACCAACACAGCAGACTTCCTCTTGCCGGGTGCATTTGGAACTGGAATTTTACGGGTTACTACCAGCACGGGAGCGGTTGGTAGTTCGGAAATCAGCGGAGACTGCACAACGAGTGGATCGAATGCGATCACATGCACCAAGACTAGCGGAACCGCTTTTACCTCGGCGGCGACCACGGCCATTGGGACAAGCGGGGCAACGATCCCCTTACTGAGTACGGCAAACACTTGGACGTTAGCGCAAACCTTCTCCGCTGCAATCACATCGCCAAGCTTGGGGACTGGAACGAGTCCGCCATCGGTAGCATGGTTTACTGGAACGGCTGGACTTACCGGAATCACATTCGGGACCTGTTCTGGGACGATCCCGTCTGGGTCAGCGTGGCTTTGCGCCAACTCAACCGGAAACGTACTTCAGATGTCTCTTGGGAGTGCTGGTCTGCTGACGATCCCGCAGATCGCCGACAGTCCAACGGCCAAGGGATTGGCATATTACGATGCGTCTGTAACCACCACGCTGGACTCCTCGGCGGATTTTACGATCACTTCTCATACGGTGGCCGGCGGGGCCAGTGCGATTTTCGATATGTCCTCAGCGACAGGAACCGCAGCATTTAAGGTGCCTTCGAATACTTCAAATACCGCATCTTCCGTGGCAACGGTAGATTACGACACCTCCAATTCGAACTATCACGGCTACAATGGAGCCGATTCGATCATCGCCCTGTTCCCAACCGCAAGCGTTCCTAGCACGGGGCATATGGTTTCGGTGACGGTTTCAAGCGGGAAGGTCACCTTATCGGATGGGGGTTCTATTGGAACCGCAGCCGCAGCCGCCACAGCTTCCGCATGTAGTGGGAATAACTGGTCCCAGGGGTGGACTAGCGGATCAAACAATTGCGCTCAGGTAGGCGTCAGTAATCTGAGCGGTTTTGGAACGGGAGTAGCCACTTTCCTGGCCACTCCCAGCGGGGCCAATTTGGCGTCTGCCCTTACCTCCGCCGTTCCAATCTCGGTCGGTGGAACTAACGCCACGAGCGCGGCGGCGGGAACAGTCCCCAATGCCACCAGCACCACAGCCTCTTCGTGGACGCTGACGCCAACGCTGGGTGTTGCATCAACGAGCACCGGAACTTGGTCTTTCGCTAATGCTGGGAACGCTTTCACTTTTACAATCGGATCATCGGCCAGTACTACGGCCAGCAATACAATTCTGGGGCCTACAGCAGTCATCGCAAGCGGACACTTTATTGGATGCACCACGTCCACCACGACTTGCACCTTAACCGATGAAGGGGCGGTCGGGTCACTTGCAAATCTTTCTGCGTTGCCGTTTGATACTGGGGCGGGCCACCTCACTACGCCAACGGCGGACCTCAGTGTAACATGGCCAAACACGGCATCTAATGGTCTCATCTTGGCTGGGGGAGCCCCGGCCAGTTCCGCTGGGAATGGGACGGCGGCGATGCCCTTGCTTACTGTCAATGGGGTTACTGGAGGGGCTACCTCATCGACTGGTACCAATACAGGCGGTACAGGAAGTTCTCCTGCTATCTCGGCTGGAATAGGAGGTGCGGCTACTGGTTCAGGAACCACCTCCACCGTCGGCGGATCGGGAGGTTCTGTTACCTTAACTGCTGGTGCTGGGGGAGCTGGGGGAGCCGGAAACGATTCTGGTGGTGCTGGTGGCAACGTTGTACTAACACCCGGAGCAGGAGGTGCAAAGTCAGGTAGTGGAACGGCAGGAGCCACTGGAAACGTCCGAATCACCACCTTTGCTACTGCCGGTTTTGTTGCCAATGACGCTTCGGGGAACTTGAGCACCAGCACGTCCCCCACAATCCGGCAGTGTACGGAGATATGGGGAGGTTCAGGAACCTCTTTCGCATTGACCGCTGGAGATGATGCAGTGGCTAATATGGGATGCTACAACGGAACAGGGAAGACTTGGACCCTGACGGCCGTTACCTGCGCCTCCGACAGCGCATCCAATACCACCACGGTGAATCCCACATTCGGAGCTTCCGGAACGGGGACAACTATTCTTAGCGGTGCCCTCACTTGTGGCAACAGCAATGCGATGAGTTCGAGCGGGAGTATATCGAATGCGACAATCGCATCGGGGAACGGCATAATCCCGGCAATGGCAGGGACTCTCACCGGGACTCACATTGTGCTGAATTTCGTATACACAATGGCAAATTAGGGGTCTGAATGAAAAAACTGTTAATCGTGTTTCTGTTCTCGATGACTTCCTGGGCGGCCATATCTCGCGATGGGTACTGCTCTGGAACGACTAACTGTACGGTGGCCGGAGGTGGCGGGAGCGGGGCGTCAGCGTCTGGGGATCTTATGCTCGCTTTCGCTTATCGTAATGCAAGCACTACTGCCCCAAGCCTGCCTTCGGGATACACCGCAGTGTATAACTCCAGCGGCGGTTCTACGAATTCATTTCGCGTCTATTGTCACGTGGCATCGGGGACTAGCGACGCTACGGGCACGGCTACGAACGCTACGGGAATTGTTGCCGTCTGGTACAGCGGAGTTCCCTCATCTGTCACGACGGCTAATTGCGGGACTTCTGGCGTGGCGATTGGTATCGCGGCGGCGGAGAATGCGTCTCAAATCGCCTCTTCTACTACCGTGAATTACCGGGGAGTCGCCTTGGCCTCAGGCACTTCAAGTTCATGGGTGGTCGGGTTCATGGGGGACAATGTGGCATCGGACAATTGCACCCCAAGCACGATGACTGGATTGTTGACGGCGAACCAAGTCACACTGAGCGATACAAATGCGGCAGTGGCAAGTTGGGCCGCTGCCACTTGCTCAGTCACCAGCGCAACTTATCGGAGCTTCGTCCTGGAGGTTTTGGGCGCAGACTCTGGAGCGGGGAGCGGTACGCCATCTCTGGTGCAGTCTTTTGGCGGGGCTGGACAAACAACTTCATTCACTGGTCAATCCACCACACTGAGTGCGGCTATCACGAGCGGGGCCACCACGATGACGATAGCCGCCGCATCAAGCATCGCCAACACAAACTCTCTTATTATCGATCCGGGGACCTCTTCGGCCGAGATCGTTTTCGTGTCTTCGGGTGGGGGAACAACTACGTTGACCGTTGTGCGAGGGCAATGGGGGACGACGGCGGTCGCTCATGTATCTGGCGCTTATGTAAGCGGGTTCGATCTTGAGACGTTCGGACACAACACCGGACAGGGGAATATGATTGCCCTGATATTTAATGCAGGTAATAATACGACGGTCCCCCGCGTTTCTGACGACCAGAACAACGCTTATTTCTATGCCGAATGCAACGATACTGGAAACTCGAATGCTCTCTGGTTGGCATACGCCACGAACGTCGCGGCGGGAGCGAGAAAAGTATACGTTAGTTGGACTAGCGCGGGAGGTCCGGGGAACATTGGAATTATCGGAGCCGAATTCACCAACGTAGCATTGTCTGCCGCCGTGGAGGCATCCTCGTGCAACTTCCCTGGGACTACGGAAACTGGAGCGCAAACTGCCACTGCCGGCTCGGTGACCCCAACCAATTCCAGCGATCTTGTGATCCAGGCAACTTCGGCATTGAATACGATTAACCCGACAGCGGGCTTTACGTACACGGCTGGTAGCCAGAGCAACATAACTTGGGCTTTATTTTCCGCTGAGGACGCTTACGACGTCGGAGCGCAATGGGGGGTGTACTCTTCCACTGCGGCCATGAATGCCAGCATGACGCAGAATGCCGGATCTACAAGCGCCGGATTTCAGAGTCTGGCTGTGTTCTTTAGGCGTTCTTCTGCCGGGACATCCGCTCCAGCCGGGATGCAGATACTGTCTAAGAAATCCGTCAATGTGGATGTTTCCGCCCCATGGAACAGCAATCCAAGAACGGTGCAGGTGCCCTGCCCAACATCTACGAATCTTGTCGTTTTGGAGTATCAGGTAGGGCAATTCTCGAATGGGCAGGATGTTTATAACGTTACATCTAGCGGGAATACATTTCTGCCAATGTCTCCGGTTACGATTAGTTTGAGTTCAGGGATAAACAGTAGTGTGACCTCCATGTCGGTGTCTTCTGGAGCGTCTGTCACCAATAACGACTACTTGCAGATAGATGGAGGATTGACTACTAACGAGATTGTCCAAGTTACAGCCGGAGGGGGGACGTCTACGCTGACAATTACTCGCGGTCAAATGGGGACTACTGGTCAGTCGCATTCCGCATCGGCCAGAATCACGGATATAACTCCAGGGTGCGCATCGGAGAGCTGCACCCATAACTATTACGCGGGAGGGGCGTCTTGGGGGCCTACTTCTACGCTCACGATGAACTTCTCGGCAATGGCAGATGCAGTGGACTGGGCCGAGATTTACTGCGTTAGCGGGGCAGCCTCTTCCCCATACGATAAAACGGTGGATGCAACCGGGAGCCAGGGAGCGGCTGGGAATCTTACGTTGGTCTCCCTCTCACCGTCCACCTCTAATGGGATCGTATTTGTGGATGGGTCTCAAGCGCTGAATACCACCAACGGATTCACTACCGCTGGGATGTATTATGACGGATGCTACTGGTCTAACGAGGCAACCGGTTCAGCGGGGTGCGCGGAAAACAATCCTTGGGGTCACTATGCCAATCCCGGAACCAGTTCCTACACGTTCATCGCCACTCAAGTGAGTGGAACCACGGCGGCGGGTACCTGGGATGCCCAGGCCGATGCGTTTAAGTGGAACAACGGAGTAAAACGTCGTCGAGTTGAGGTCGTGCATTAATGAAATTCGCAATCGCATTCCTCATCGTGTGCGCTGATGCTTTAGCGGCCGGTGGCTCCTGCCCCAGCGGGGCGAACTATCTCAACGCCACTACTGGGGCACTGGTTACATTATCCAGTCTTGGTGTGACGAGTTGCTATTACGTTTCCTCTGGTGGGGTCGATACCGCATCGGGAACTAGCGAGTCAACCCCATGGCTTCACGCTCCGGGGATGGCTAACTGCTCGAACAACTGTGCGTCCGCAAGCGTAAACGGCGGGGTTGGCATTATCCTTCGAGGCGGCGACTCATGGCATTTCTCGGGACGAGGAACCCCAGTTGGACTTCCTTGGGGAATCACCGGGATGGTGGGAAGTGCTGGATCTCCAAACTATTTCGGCGTCGATCCGACGTGGAGCGGTGGGTCTTGGGCTCGCCCGGTGATGCAGGGAGATAACGCGCACAGCACGTCTGGAGTCTCCAGTTGCGCGCATCAGGATACAAGTTGGTACGCGCAGGTTGAGGCAGACGAGCATTACGTCATTGTGGACAATTTTGAGTGGGATGGCATGTGTTGGGGGGGGTATCAGAATCTACCATCGTATCTTACAGTGCAAAGCTACGGCGGAGCGGCCGACCACATCATCATCGAGAACCAGTACTTCCATGGATGGACGCATGTGACGTTTTCCTCCTGTAACGCTGGCGTAAGCGGGAATTGCGATGGAGGGACCGGAGTTACGGGAGGGAGCAATCAAACCGAGGCCGTGGGAGACCAATTTGTTGCCAACGTGGTGGATGGATCGGATTCCGACCCAACGAGTTTCGATGCGTGGTATGGAGATTGCTACGATATACACAGCAGCGTATTCCGGTACGCATCGAACGGGGTGATTTGCAATGACATGCATACTTTCCACGATAACCTTATCGAGCATATCGCGGAATCTACCGACGGGCAGACCCACTCGAATGGATTCGAGTTCAACTCCGAGTACCCGGCTACGAACACGATCTACAATAACCTCATCCGGCACACAACAGCCGCCGTTACGTGCTGGGTAAACCCAGCCCAAGTAGACTACGATTGGAACAACGTCGTGTACGACACCGTTGGTCAGGGATGGGATATCGATACGACGGGTGGCGGCACCGCGATGTATTTCTACAACAACACCATCGAGGGTGGCGGGGTTGGATGTACCGCTGGGAGTTATTGTCCGGGGGGAAATTGGGAGGGAATACTAAATAATAACGTCTTCATCAATGGAGGAGTGGTCGGCACGCCAACCTCTCAGACCAATTCCGTCGTGTACTCTAGCGACGCCGCCGCTAACACTGCCGGTCTTTCGGCGTCCAATAACTACTCCCCGGACAGCCAGAACTGCAATGGGGTAAATTCCCCGATATGCCCCGTGGGTAACGGAAATAATCTGACATCATCTTGGGCCGTAGGGTATTCCACTGCTGCCACAACGAGCGCCTGCATGTATCATCACATCACGCACTCTGTAAGTTGCCCGGCGATTACCGCCATATCCAGACCGTCCAGTGGAGCGTGGGATGTTGGGGCGTATATGTATCAGGCTAGCGGTTCGGGAGGGGTAACGCGTGCTGGTCCAGTGATTGTAACTGGTCCAGCGGTACAGCACTAATGGCAGACATAAAGACGGCGAAATTCCAATTCGGGTCTAAGGGGCTCACCACGAAGGAGTCTGGGACTCAACTGACCGACGGCCAGTATCGATCGATCAGCAACGTGGAGGTCAAGCAGGAGGGGTCGATTTCCAGCCGATCCGGGATGAGTTTCCTCGGATCTACCCCGCTCAGTTCGGGGCAGATTGCGTATGCGATCCAGAAGCTCGTAAACTCCCCAGGTGAGGCTCCAGAAACCCCCGCGAGCAATCTCCGCTATTTTGGCCTGACCGCCATACTGCCGGGTCTGTCGAATGCCCTGTGGAGAACTGTCAACTATACCGTTTTCACCAAGGTAGCCAATTACATAAATACCCTTGCTGGAGGGTTCAGCAAGGCGTTTAAGTTGGCCGCCTATGCCGCAGGGAATGTTGGTGGAAGTTGGGCATTCATTGCCAGCGAACTTCAGATGCTCAAGGACAATGGGAACGCCCCGTATTCCTCCACATTGCCCAACGGAAACGTACTCCACAATTGGGGCATTCTGCCGGCGGCTGGAGTTGCCCTGGCTTCCGCTTACGACAATGTTTCCTCCCAGGGTAGAGTAATCTCGGTCGTATTCACGGCCGGCAGTGATGATTGCTTCATCCCATACGGGACATGGACTACATCTAGCGGAGCGAGTGGGACCGGGGCTAGTGGAACGTTCACCTCTCAAGTTAGGTCAGGGGACACCGCTGGGAGCTTGACGTCATTCACTATCGTTAACCCAGGAAACGGGTACTCCTCTTTAGCGGCTAACCAGATCTTGTTTCAAGGTGGCGGCGGTATCGTCGGCAACCCTGGGCAGAGCACATTGGTGTTCACGGTTGGAGGGACAGGGGACCTTAACGGCGGAACCAGCACCAGCCCCAGTCAGTCCACCGCTTACGATTATCGATTTACGTATCTTGCGACGGACACCAATGCCGAAGGTAATCCTTCGCAGACCATGCTGACGGACAGCGCGGTCACACAATCCGGGTTTGGCGGAGACGGGTTGACATATTCCGGTCAGCCTATTTCTGTCTGCTACGAAGCCGTTAAGGTGTTGGTGTACGGGAGCACGGACCCTCAGATTGCGAAGATCAACATTTACCGGAGGGGCGGTCTCCTTTATGACGCTTGGAGGTTGGTGGGTTCCGTAAATAACCCAGGCACATTCACTCAGGTTTCATTCATCGATAGCGTCGCCGATGTGGATCTGGAGCCGAGCGGACTACTTGAGACCGACAACGACCCTCCGGTACCCAGTGCTCCTTCCAACCCGCTCACGGGTTCGTTCAGCGGATCTGTCGGTGCTGGCGTGCAGACGGTATCCCTCAGTCTTGGATACCTGACAAATAATAACACTGCTGGAGGGACGCTCATCAACGCGGGCACGCTTGTTCACCTGAACTATAACAACCCTGAGGATGTCATCATTCAGCAGGTTGTTAGCCGTACGCAATTCGTAGCATTCTTTCAACACAACCACCCACAGGACCCGAATGGGCATTACGCGGACTACGAGATCGACACGCTATGCAATCAGGCGTGCTTCACGGTTGTCCCGTATCAGCAATTTCTGCTTGTGGCGGGAGACCCCAATAACCCACACTACCTCTACCGGAGCAAGGGAGACCAGCCGGAATCTTTTTCCGTCTCTCCGGCCGATGGGTCGGTCTCTGTGGTCACGGCCGGAACGCCATCGAATCCCATTCAGGACATTTGCATCTTTCGCGGTCAGATCGTCACGCTTAATCTATACTCCATCTTCGAGACATTAATTTCAGAGGGATCTCTGGTTCAGCCAGTCCAGGTGGGTAACCGGGGAGTTGTGGGACGCCGGGCGTGGTGTCAGACGGATACGGAAATCTGGTTTCTGGCCGTGGATGGGGTCTACTCTTGGGATGGTGGAAACCTGCGCAAGCGGTCCGAGTCCATCGATTCTATTTTCCATGGAGGAGGGACAGCATCTGGGGCTACTTTCGGGCAGGAAGTAAACGGATTTCCCCCACTAGACACAACCAATTGGGCACAGTGTCAAATGGAAAACGTCCGTGGCGAGATCCATTTAGTCTACGAGGATACGGTTGGGAATTTAGGCCACTTGATCTGTGAGCCTCGTTTTGGAGATCGATGGAGGCCTTTTGTTACATCCTTCGCTTCAATCATCCCTGGGGTATTCTATACGGAGCCAGATACTGGGTCCATGGTGGGCATCGCATCGGTCACGGGAGGGAGCAATGTAGACTGCATCAAGTATGACCAGGAGGTGATCCAAGGCGGAATCAACTACACGAGCGACTTATTCACCACCGACCCTACCACTCAAGGATACCCAATCCCATTCTCGATCACTCTCCCGTGGTTCGACTTCGGAGCACCGGAAACCCTTAAGGTCTTGGAGGAGGTGCTTCTGGATCTAGACGTCACCGGAAACACCGCCACGGGATCTCTCAGCATCGATGTCCTACAGAATTTCTCAGACACGGCAGTCAGCACAATCACGGTCCCCCTGCCCTTGACGGACTATGCTTCCGGAACGAATACCGGACGAAAGCTAATTTCCCTGCTTCCTGGAATGCAGAACGTGAGTCCGCCTACGGTTTACGGGCAGCAGGGAAGGTCATTCTCTTATCGGATTTACGGCAGCGCCTATCCCGCTAGGATGACATTCTTCTCGCTCATCATGAAGTACTGCGATGTTGGGGCGCAGACCACCAGCGGAGCAACGGACTGGATGAATCTTGGGTGTAAGTTCGACAAGAAGCTTTACCAGATGACGGTGGAGTTCGACACCCAGGGGATTGACCAAACCATAGTCATGGACGTTCGCACTGGGAGGGACTCGTCCCTGTACGGAGAGGCGATACAGAGCTTCCGCTTGAACTGCCCAGTCATCAACGGTCCGAGCCGGGCATTGAAGACATTCCCGATCGCCGACGGGATAATTGTTAAGGAGGTTCGCTTGCGGCCATCGGGTCCTCCTCCCACCGGATTTACTTACAACACCGCATCCACTCTGTTCTTCCGCATTCTCAACGTGGACTTCGTAAAGGAGGATTACCCACCAGATATCTGCGCATTCACCCCATGGGAAGACGGAGGCTACGAATACGATAAGTACGCCAATCAGATTGACCTGGAGGTGAACACAAACAACTACCCCATCACCGTCAACGTGCAGGCCGACGGATCTAACGTGACCGTAGGCGGCATTCCATGGACTTTCACTGTAACCACCACTGAAAGTGACAGGCGCCGAAATGTTACTCTCCCGCCGGGGTTGGTTGGGAAGAAGTGGAGGCTGTTCGTTAACACTACTCAGTCGTCGATCGCCAGTTCGGGAGGGATGTTCCAGTTGTTCAGCCACCGCTTCTCTTTCCAGAATGCCGATAAGGGAGAAGTTGCGCATTCGATGGATTGGGATGACCTTGGGCACCCCTACGATAAGTATCTGAGAACGGTCACAGTTGAGTGGGACTTGTCTCTTGCGCCCGGAGGAACCCAAGTAATACTTCAACTGGACATCATTAACGGAATTGGCGGCGGCACCGAGGTGTCCAGCGTGGGACAATTCACATTGACCGGGAATCGAAGCAAGGCCACATTCCCATTATCGGCTGACTTGATCGCCAAGTTGATTCGCCTGTATCCGGTTACCTCTCCTCTGCCAATTGGGTTTAAGGAGTGGAAATACTCATTTGAGAAAACCGACTACCCTCCTGACATTATTTACACGACGGATTGGAAGGTAGCCCAGGGTCCTAACGAGGAAAACCCTTCGTGGCTATGGCTCGATATCGACACCGCTAACGTGCCGGCCAGTGTTAACCTCGTTAACGAATCCGGGGTTGTCGCCGTTACGGCCAACCACAGGGGGACCATCGATCTAAGAAAGAACAGTTACCCAATCCCCGCTGACAACTTCGGGAGAATGTGGCGCTTGGTAATGAGCAACGGGGTTGGCGGGAAAATACAAGTGTTCGATTGGGGGGTTTCCCGGTGGGCTCCATTCTCCGAAGGTTCCCCGGAGACTCCCCCGGATAACGTATTGTGGACTCCCTTTCAATTGGCGAATAGCCAAGACCAGCAGAACCCAAACTGGGTCTGGGTGGATATGGACACGGCCGCCGTAGGGGCCAGCATTCAACTGGTGAGTAACAATGGGGTGGCTATGACGTTTCTGCACTTCGGAGTTCCGCAGGATAGGAAACAGTCGTATCCAGTCCCAGTAGACACATTCGGTCAAATGTGGCGGCTTCTCATCACGCCGGGTACGAATGGAAAGTCCAAACTTTACAATTGGGGAATCTCTCGGTGGAAGCCATACGACTTAGCGGGCGATGAAATCCCGCCACTCACGGTCCTCTGGACTCCATGGAGAGACGCGGAGACAAGCAACGACAAGAACCCAACTTGGGTAGTCGTGGATGCCAATACGGGAGGCATAGCGGCTTCGGTTCAATTAGTCAATGAGTCCGGGGCGCAATTCACCTTCAGCCATACGGGAACTGCCGACTCCAGGAAGTCCATCTACGCTATCCCGGCGGACCTGTTCGGTAAGATGTGGAGACTCCTTATCGCGCCGGGTTCTGGCGGATTTTTCCAGCTATTCCAGTGGGGGTTGGCGCGGTGGGCTCCATTTGAGGAAGGCGGCGCACATGACCCCCCCGAGGTTCTATTGTGGACGCCGTGGAATACATTCGGTCATCCCTACGCAAAGACGGCCAAAAACCTCATTCTCACCGTAGATACCGAAGGGGCAAACGCTTCCGTGAAACTACAAACTGGAGAATCCGGAACTGTCGAGACCTTCACGGTTAATACGACGTATGACAATCGTAGGGTCGTTTTTCCGATTCCGGCCGACACGGTAGGAAAGCAGTGGAGGTTGCTGGTCACGCCAACCGGGAAGTTCAAGTTGTGGGATTGGAGTCTAGACAAGATCGACTATCCGGCCGACTCGGTTCTGTTCACCGAGTGGAAGGACGCCCAAACCAACGACGACAAGAACCCAACCTGGGTCTGGGTGGACGCGGACACTGGGGGAGTGGCCGGCTCCGTGGCGCTAATGAACGAGAACGGGAACGTGTTCAGTTTCAGTCATACGGGTACCGTCACCAGTCGGAAGGTCAATTATGCAATACCCGCAGACATCTTCGGAAAAATGTGGCGGCTCATCATCACCCCAGGTTCCAATGGAAGATTCCAGTTGTTCGATTGGGGAATCATGCGGTGGTCTCCATTTGAGGAGGGCGGAGCGATCGATCCGCCAGACCAAATCCTATGGACGCCATGGAACAGTTTTGGGTGGCCGTACGAGAAGATCGCCCGGAATCTGATAATGACGGCAGATACTGAGGGTTCCGTATCTATCGTGAATTTACAGACTGGAGAGTCCGGGACGGTCGCATCCTTCAATATCAATACTAGCTACGATGATCGCAGGGTAGTTCTCGCTTGCCCGTCTAATCTAATCGGTACGCAATGGAGGCTCCTGATTTCCGCGTCGCCAACCTTCAAATTATGGGATTGGAGTCTGGACTGCATTAAAGAGCCGGCGGCGGTGACATGGTTTGATACATACGAGCAAACGCTTGGGTACAAGTTCTGGAAGTTACAGAAGCAGTTCTGGTTAATGTATTCGTGCTCCTCATACATTTCCGCAACAATCACCACGGATACTGGAGTGTACTCGTTCGTATTGCCTCCCCATGCCACAAGAGCGGAGGAAAGGATGCTGCTGCCAAGTGTGTTTGGGCTTGGGTTAAACAAGACTCGAATATGGAGGCTTCAACTGTCTTCATCCTCATCATTCAAGCTATATCAGGAGGGATCGGGGGTAGAGTTCCTTCCGCTCGGGGCGGATCGCCACGCTTCTTATAAGCAGATGACTATCAGTGAGATGATGACTCTTGGCGAGGGTGGAGATTAGCGGTGCAAGTACCATTCACTTGTGTCCAGACGGACTTCACGGGACCCTGTACGCGGTTTAATACCCTCATCCAGAGAATCTGCAACAGCATCGACACAAGTTCCGGAGTGATTCTGGCAGACGTCTACGCCAATAGAAGTAACTACTCAGCAGCATCGAACCAGGGAAGCCTGTTTGTGGCAACCGATCAGTCCGTCATCTACCAGTCTCAGGTGCAGAGTGGGCAAGCGCAGTGGAAGTACGCTGGCGGAATCATCTTCGGGACGATTTCGGGAAACGGGGGCCTGCTATCCACCGATGCCGGGGTTCTTTTACTGACCAGCGCATCCCCGTATAAGCTTTACCGCTGGAGCGGTTCACAGTGGGTTGACGTAAGCCCTGGCACGACGGGATCTGGCAGCGGGAGTGGATCAGGATCAGGCGGCGCAGCGAATATACTCACCTACCAGAAAACTCTCGCGAGCGGTTCGGTCGCGGTGGCATCCCCAAGCTCTCCGGTGGCGAACACGATGCTGTTGGTTGTACTCACTCAGGATGCCACTGGCGGTTGGCAGCCAACGTGGGATGCAACTTATGTGGGATATCCGAATTCTCTATCACAAACAAAGCACGGAACTTCCTGCATATTCCTTTTCGTCGGACTAGTGGTTTCAGGGACGGGGTACTGGGTCTTGATTTCCCAACCCGTGATAGGATTGACGTTATGAGGTGGATTATGAAAAGCAAGTTGGTATCTGGGCTGTTTCTGGCAGTTGGACTCTTGGCTCAGAGTAACGCTCCGCAATTGGACTCGACGACTGGATCGGTGATTCTCCCAAACTTGTCCACCGCATCAGTGCAGTTCAACTACGCGAAGTCTGGTCCAACTCCGTCCTACTGGAGCATCCTCGGGTACCCTGTCAGTAGCTTGGTGTTCAGTGACAACGTACCGGGGACAAGCACGACGAATCCGATCCTAGCGCTTTCCACCGACAACACCCATGCCAACGTTACCATTTCCGGGGTGAGCGGACAGGCGTCTGACTTATTGGACATCCAAATCACCCCAGGAAACCCAAACGCCGCGTGGGTGGACAACCAAGGCCATCTCACTGTGGGAATTTATAGTGGTAGCAAGCCAAGTGTGATGGAGAATATGAACACGTATGGGATTAATTTCGGGATGTACGGCGATGGGTCCGGGACTGGATTTTTGAAATGGTACGCTTCGGGAGGTTCCAGCGTCAACTGGCAGATGACAGGGGCGGGAACCGGAGACCTCATGATGTACGATTCCGTGGGAGACACTCCGTTTGACCTAACCACTAACACTGGGACCGGCAATGCCCTGAATCTAGTGGCATCGCTGAATGTCGAGCCGTCCTATGTCGGGATAGCCACGTTCCCTACTTTTATTGTCCAGAACGGATCAAGGACGGCCACGGTAGCGGAGTTCTGGCACACCGCTCGCGGCTTCACTGGGGCGGCAGACTTATGGATTGACAATGCCGGCGGAACGCATATTGCGAACTGCGTCAGTGGGTGTAGCGGTGGGACTTCGCAGTGGACCACAATCACATCTCCGAACGGAATCTATTATTCAGCGGGAGGGGTTCTGATCGGAACCGCAACCCCCCCCACCACATTCGAAAGCCTAAGTGTGGTCTCGGGAAGCCTTGGCCTTTACGGCGACGGATCTTCCACGGGATTTCTCAAGTTCTATTCGGGGAATACTTTTGAGGGTCAGGTGTCCGCATCCTCGGGGGCTTTCGTTTTCCAGAATAGCGTTGGTGGAACGATGCTTTCCATATCCACCGGGTCTAACCTCTCTTATGGGACGCTAAACGTTATTGGAAATTCGAGCGAGCCGACAGGATTCCCTACATTTCTTGTTCAGCAGCCGGGGAGTTCCGGGTCGAACACTGCGGAGTTTTGGCACGGAAGTCGCGGGGCACCTGGAGCGGCAGATTTATATATCGATTCTTCCGGTGGAACCCATATTGCAAACTGCGTTAGTGGATGTGGCGGTGGAACGCAGTGGACCACAATCTCCTCACCCACTGGGATCTACTACACCAACAAAGTCCTCATTGGGGTCTCCACTTGGCCGGGTACGGCAGAGACATTGAATGTGACCGGAGCTTCGGGTGGGACGATTGGCCTTTACGGCGACGGATCTTCCACGGGGCTCCTGAAGTTTTATAACGCCGCAGGGACTACGATGGAATCCCAAGTGAGCGGGTCAACGGGATCGATCGTTTTCCAGAATAGCGTTGGTGGAACGATGCTGTCTGTGTCCACGGGAATTAACCTGTCATACGGAACATTGGACGTTATCGGAAACTCCAGCGAGCCGACAGGATTCCCTACATTTCTTGTTCAGCAGCCGGGGAGTTCCGGGT